AGACATAACCACTTTTTCATACTCTTTTCATGGTAGTAAATTTTTATATCCATAGTCACCACAACTATGGTAAATATCGTCTAAGGCCGTGGTCACCCAATATCTCTTGGCCATAATCCTTATATCCGGCGCTACTGCCAGGACTATGGCCTATGTACTTCTCCCCAGGGATGGCGTGTAGGCAACTGGTTCAAGCCAATACCAACACTTTCAGGGGGTGGAGTCTCAACTGAGTTGAGTTGAGTATATCCTGCCTAGCAGGATACTCCACCCCCTGAGTGGGGGAAGTTAAAAAAAACCCATGCTGCCTGCAATAGGCAGCTTATTTACCTGGCCAAGGGTGTGGCCAGTGAGAGAGGGCTTACTTCCAGTAAGCCCTCAATTTATCCCTTATGATTCTTAATTCATCATAAGGGATAAATGTCACTTCACGACCATCTTTGGTCGTGAAGCTGGCTATCTTGGGCACATAGCCCAAGATAGCCAAGCTCATCTCAGCCACCACAAGGTTGGTGGCTGAGAGAGCTGACAAGCTCTCGGGGGTTAACTCTTGCCCCCCTGAAGTAGCCTTCGCAGAGAAGGCTTCTTCAAAGAGGGCGGGGTTGAGCCCCCCCCTAGGTCTTTGATTAGACATGAATGCCAATTTGCCAAAGTACACGGGGGGTTTGAGAGAGGTGGTCCACCCTCACAAACTAGTCTATTCTCCCAAAGAAAGTTATTAGGCAGTAGTGAGTAGGGGTTTGGAAAAATTTTAAAAAAATTTTTAAGGTAGGTATGGGAGGGGGTAGGGAGAAATTTTGGTATGAGGTATAATACAGGGAGGGGGTATAAGGAAAAATTTTATAAAAAATTTTTAAGGCAGGGGTTTTCAGTGTGGTACAAACAGCAAACTTCTCATTATCAGCAAGTTATTCTACAATACAGCAGTATCAGGCATTTCCAGAAAATCACTGATTTGGTATGGTAAAGGAACATATGCCAAATTTTGCATTTTAGTGGCTCAAATTTTAATTTTCTATCGAAGTGGATAGATAACTCAACTTTGAAAATAGCCTCTTAATTTGACCCCTCAGATTGCTTCTAATGCAATTTTGGCATTTAGGGTTTTAAGAAAGATTCTTTCCTTCTCCCCCACACCCCCTTATCCTATCTTCAAAGAAGTACAGGTTTTACTTACTACATTATTATATATTATATTATTATATTATTATAATTATAATTCCAAGAATTGTGCCAGGCTTCTCAAGTTACACACAATCAGATACATAACTTCAGGCATACTGATATACAGATAGTTACAGGGTAGTATAACTACATACAATATTAATTTTTGTAAATAATTTTTGGTGTGAGAAAATAAAATTATTTTGTACATTTGCTCGTCATTTTGATGGTATTAGTCAGTACTAATAAACACATCTCAATTTATGGTTAGAGAAAGCTTAGATTTCAAGCTGTACTACTTGAAAAGGCTACTTGCTCTATACGTTCTTTTTACAAGAAAGTGGAACAAGGTTTCAGTAGAACAAACTGTTGGTGAATTCAAGGGTAAGAAAGTACCCACCATCACCATTAAGTATTATGACCCTACAGACCGCTGGTACTTACACTCAGATGATGAGAGGGCTTCTGAGTTTGAGATGAAAGAGTTTCCTCTAAGCCACCTTAGTAAGATAATTGTACGTTACAAGAAGAAGGTAGCAAATGAGTTTAAGAACAGGCATTCCAATACAGCCTTGAAGAAGAAATATCAGGCTGCTCGAGATACCAAAACTAATGTAACTATTGATACAAAAAATGGATGATAAACAAGGCATTCCTCTTTCTACAGAGGATATAGTAATGTTAGTACGTGGTGAAAGACCTCCTCATATAGAATATGAGATGTATAGAAAACTACGTACTGACTTACAGAAACAAACAAAGCATTACCTGAAAGGTAAGTTAGTTAAAATTCCTCAAAAGTCACGTTATGGCAAGTAAAGTAATCCAGGTAACTGTTGACTCGGAGTTTAAGAAATATATGCTCGTATTCAGAATATTAGGTTCTTTGGGGGTAAAGGGATTCAGCGATTCATCAGAGAGAGAACTCCAGCTCTATGCTACTCTTCTTATCAAAAGGAATAAGCTCATAGCTGATGGAGTAAAGGATAATTCCCACATAGAAACTTTACTGTTTACACCACAATCTCGTAAGGAGATATGTGAGATGCTTGGTATAAAGATTGGAGTATTCAACACATATTTAAGTAGAATAAGACAATCTGGACTTATTACAAATTATACGTTAAACTATCCAATTGGAACATTAGATGAGCTCACTATTAAATTTCAACGTAAAGATAACCTCTAAGATTTACTTGCAGAATGGAGAAAACCCTGCTGAAGTTATGCAACATCTCTATACAGCACTGGCATCTTCGGGGAAGCCTTTTACATTGAAGTTAGTGAGCCATCCATTAACTATTATTGTTGAAGAATATAAAAACTCTAATTTCATATGGTTGGAAGAAAAATCACTCAGTATGAATTAAACGGAACACCCGTATATACATATAATTCAATAAACGATGCGGCACAGACTATGGGTGTTAATGAATCTACCATAAGAGCTGCAGTTAAGTATGGTAGACAATCCTGTGGATATCTCTGGAGAGCAGAGGAAGAAGCTAAGCCTAAAATCCTGTTCATTGATATAGAGACTGCACCAAATAAAGCTTATGTATGGAAGCTATGGAAAGAAAACATATGCACAGAGCAACTTATTGATGCATGGTTTATGCTGGCATTCTGTGCTAAATGGAATGATGCTTCAAACTTTATTACTGCAGTACTATCTACAGAAGAAGTATTAAGAGAAGATGATTCAAGGATTATACAAAGATTACAGGCACTACTTGACAAAGCTGATGTTGTTGTATCCTACAATGGAGATAAATTTGACTTACGACATATCAACACACGAATAGTCAAGTATGGTATAAGTAAACCAGCTCAGTATAAGTCAGTTGATTTGATTAAGACAGCCAGACGTAAATTTGCCTTCCCGGGCAATAGTTTAAACGCTCTGGCTAATTATTTTAATATAGATGGCAAAATACATGTAGACTTCTCTCTGTGGAAAAGATGTATGGAAGGAGATGCTTCTGCACTATCTGAGCTGGCTATATACAATAAGCGCGATGTACTCATTCTTGAAAAGCTGTATTATATACTAAGACCTTATGTGGTTGGGCATCACAATACAGGACTTTATGAAAACTATGATACTGAGTATGTATGTCCCTATTGTGGGAGTACTCAGGTAACTTCCATTACAGATAAGCAATATACTACAGCAGCATATGCTTATGCTATGTTTAGATGCCAGAGTTGTGGTGCTATAAGCAGGTCAAGAAATAATAGCTCAGGAAGGAAAGTAAAACTCTTACCACTATGAATACAATAAATACCAAGCAGATAATTACAGAGCTTGCTGAGAAGTATGGTATAAGTAAGGACCAGGTAAGGGATGTGATAGTAGGTACATTCCGTGCTGTGAGGTATTATATGGGCAGTGCTCCTGATAGGGATAACCTTTATTTCCCTACTATCAGGGTAAAGGGATTAGGCTCTTTTGCCTGTCCTGATGATATGAAGTATGTGCTTGATAAGATAGTGAATAAGAGAAGAAAAGAAAAAGAAAGGAGGCTTCATGAAGCTCAAACTATTCGACTTGAAGGAGAAGCAGGTAATTATAGCTCCTGAAGCTCTGCTGATAAAGGAGTTTAAGGCTCTGTGGGATAGAGATAAGACCAGGTCTAAAGAGAAGGCTATTGAAGACCTGGCTTATGTATTCTACATAGCAGATATTAGCTCTCCTTATCGAAACTATGATGAAGAAGTACGTAGTGAGAAGGTAAAGGAAAGTGTAATATCTCAACCTGACTGGAAGGAAGATGATGCTATTAAAAAGGCCATTAGCAAGTATAAGGAGATTCATAAAACTTACTCTATGGGTCTTCTTGAAGATGTAGAGTATGGACTGTTTAAGATAAGGCAATACTTCAGAAATGCAGCAGAGGGACTTGCTGATGATACAGCAGGCAAGGTTACTGAACAATACCTGTCCAATGTAGAGAAGGTTCAGAAGATGCTTACTGCAATAAAGAACCTTAAGGACATTGTGGATAAGGAAATGGTTGAGAATGCACGTATCAGAGGAGGAGGTACAATTAATCCAAGAGAAGTGCCAAAGAGTAAAAGAGATAAATATACTAAACGTAGCGTATAATGACAAAAGTGTTTTATCATCATCTGGATTTGTACAAGTTTTTATTTATTGTAGGTATTACATCTGAAGATTTCTTCGATAGTATATTTCATAAGTTGCATGTAGAACCTATTGATACATCTGATATTGCAAGTGCTGTTACTGTGCGTGTGAGTATACCGGAAGGAGAGTATAATAGAAAGGCTATAGTGTGTGCCTTTTGCATATCAGACGTAATGAAGAATCCACTTACTCCTGGTATTGTAGCACACGAAGCTTTTCATGCTGCTGCAGCTATATTTGATGATGTAGGTGAGCTTACTGTAAAGAAAGACTTTCAGGAACCTTGGGCTTATCTAATAGGCTATCTTGTTGAACTCATATATAAAGATATTGGTAAATATGTCAAAACTTGTAAAGATATCAGATGATATCATTGTAGCAAAACCCTGGTCTGAGTTTGGTGTTACAGACAATCCTGTAAGAAATACAGACCAGCAATATCTTAAGTTCATTAACCCTTATGTGTTTAATGAAGAGGCAAGGCATTTCCTCAGGTATGGATATTATATAGATGCACCAAAAGGCACAAGAGATTATGATGAATACTGGGATGAACAGGAGAAGAGAATACTTGAAGGATATTCTGTTGGTGGAGTAAGAATACCAGGCAGATTATACTATTACCTTAACTTTGGTATGATTAAAGCACGCCCTGTTGACCCACTCACACATAAAGAGAGCAGTACAAGGAAGATACTTACCTTTCCTAAATTCCTTGACCATATTTACTATCTTTCTAATGAAGTAGAAAAGTCCTTTGCAGAGGGTCCTTATATAGACATACCAAAGCAGGGTATGATAATAGCTAAATCCAGACGTAAGGGTATAACCTTCTTCACTGCTAATGGTATATTCAGTTATAACTTTAACTTCCTTCCCGCATCTAATAATATTCTTGCTGCTTATGAGAAGCAGCATTACAAGGCTACTCTTGATGCTATACACTTTACACTCAATCATGTAAATAAGCATACAGCTTTTGCCAAGAGAAGGGATAAGCTAGACAAGAGAGACCACTTCAGGGCAAGCTTTATCTATGTCAATGAAGAAGGTATTGAGATAGAAGAAGGATATATGAGTGAGATACAGGCCGTATCTTATAAGGATAATCCCTTCAAGAACATCGGTGAGTCTGTTGATGTGATAGGGGTTGAAGAAGCTGGTAGGTTCAGAGAATTACTTGAAGCCTATGCTATCTTTGAGCCTACTATACGTGATGGGGATATAATGACAGGAGTACCCTTTATCTATGGTACAGGTGGTGATATGGAAGATGGCACTCAGGACTTTGCTGAGATGTTTTATAATCCTGCGCCTTATGGACTTAGAGCATATCAGAATATATATGATGAGAATGCTGTAGGAGATTGTGGTTGGTTCATAGATGATATGTGGTATTATCCAGGTACTTATGTTAAGAAAGTAACTATCTCACTACCTGATGGAACAAAGCAAGAGAAGGAAGAGTTATATGAGGCTGTAGATTTAGAAGGTAATAGTATAAGAGATATTGCAGAGAAGTTACTTGATGAAAAGGCAGAGTTAAGGAAGAAAACAAGCAGACAGGCATACCTTAAGTTCTTAACTCAGCAGCCTAAGACTCCTGCACAGGCATTCTTGCGTATATCTGGTAATGTATTTGATGCGGCAAGATGTAATGCCAGGCTGGGAGAGATAATGGCTAATCCTAATAAGTATCTGTCAAGTATCTATAGAGCTGCTCTTGAAATAGATGTATCTACGGGTGGAGTAAAGTTTACACATGATACTGTCAATCAACCTATTTATGACTTTCCTATCAGAGATAATAAGAACAAGCCAGGATGTATTGAGATATATGAACATCCTGTACTGGGACAAGATGGTAAGCCCATCTCTGGTAGATACATAGCAGGTATAGATAGCTATGATAAGGATGTATCCTCAACAGTATCACTTGGTTCATTGCTTGTCCTTGACACTTATACAGATAGGATTGTATGTCACTACAAGGGCAGACCTCCTTCTAATGTATTCTATGAGAACTGCAGGAGAATACTTAAATATTATGGTGCTGTAGCTAACTATGAACGCTCTAACCTTGGTATTTATACGTACTTCTACAATCATAACTCCCTGCACTTGTTAGCAGATGAACCTGAAATATTAAGTGAGAAAGGACTATCTACAGGCAATCTCATAGGTAATAACAAGAAGGGTACTGCACCGAGTGAGAAGGTGAATGCTTTGGGAATAGAACTTGCTATGCACTGGCTATCCAGGCCAGCATATGGCTATGACCAGGAGAGTGAAGTAACAAACTATGATATACTTCGCTCTGTACCTTTACTTAAGGAGTTAGCTGCATGGAATGACAAAGGTAACTTCGATGACGTATCAGCACTTGGCATGTTGATGATATACAGAGAAGATAAGGTAAAGACCATAACCAAGCTTGTTAAGAATGTCAAGACTATAAGAGATGACCCCTTCTGGTCAAGGCATGTAGGTAAGGTTGTATATAGTCAATATGTTATAGATTAATTAGATACTATATGAAAAGTTTATACCCTTGTTATGTATGTTTAAAATTTTAGTATCTTTGTCACACATATTATTATTTGTTGAGTATTATGGCTAAAACACCTGCAATAATTAGTCCAAACAATACTAGTCTTACATACTTTCCTTCACAGAAGAGAAAGGATGCAGAAAAGACTACAGACTTCTTCAAGCAATGCATTGATGCTGGAGCATCTCTTGTAACCTATGGTGGACTATATAATAGTTCAGGGGTGAGAAGCACAAAGAGAGAAAAGCTTATTAACTATAACCTTATTAATGGTATCATTGAAAAAGCTGAGATTGAGAGAATAACTAACCCACTGAGATTACAGGATGTATACTTTCCTACTGTATATAGAAACTACCCTATCCTGAGTGATAACATTCAGCTACTTTGTGGAGAAGAAAGAAACAGGTTGATAGTACCTCATGTCACTGTGATTAATAGTGATATAGTTAATCAGAAGCTTGAGAGAGTAAATCAAGAGTTCATGCAATATCTCTTTCAGACTTTACAGAAAGAAGCTTATGATGAAGAAAAAGTTAAGAAAGACATTCAGGATATAGTGCAATGGAGTAAATCCAGATATCTTGACAGAAGAGAAAAGATGGCTCAGGATACTCTGGACTATTTATTCAAAACTCAGATGTTACGGGAAGAGTTTAGTCGTGGATTTAAAGACTTGCTCATAGTAGCAGAAGAGATTTATATTATTGATGTTATTGGTGGTGAGCCTATCCTCAGAAAGGCTAATCCCAATAGTATATTTACACTACGTAGTGGAGATTCCTGGAAGATTGAAGATTCAGATATTATTGTTGAAGAAAGTTACCTACCCATAGGTGAAGTTATTGATAGATACTATGAGTATCTAACTCCTCAGCAGATTAAGCAGATAGAAGAGGGACAGAAGCTCACTGCGGGACTTGTAGCTAGCCTGAGCATGGGTAAGTCCACAGATGTTAATCTTGATGCTTATGTACAACAGATGGGACTTGGTAATCTTGTTACAGCTACAGCAAGCAATACAGGAGTATTCAGTGGTAATTATGATGCACAGGGTAATATTCGAGTTATACGTACTGTATGGAAAGGCATGAGACAGATAGGTGTGCTTGAGTATTTTGATGAGGCAGGAGATAGACTTAAAAAGCTTGTTCCTGAAGGATATCCTGTCAGAGAAGAACTTGGTGAAGTAGTCACATGGTATTGGGTTAGTGAATGGTATGAAGGTACAAAGATTGGCAATGACATATACATTAAGATGCAGCCCTGTGATATTCAGATGAGACATATGGATAATATATCCAGGTCTTCTCCAGGTATTGTGGGTACTATCATGAATACTAATGCATCTAAGGCACGTTCATTAGTTGATATGGGCAAAGACTATCAATATCTATTCAATGCCTTTATGCATAAGTTACTTGACTTGTTCATTAAGTCTAAGGGAAGAATAGGTAAGCTCCCTCTTCATCTGATGCCTCCAGGATGGAATATGGATAAGATTATGTACTATGCAGAATATCTTGGATGGCTACCTATAGATGCTTTTAATGAAGGCAATGTAGGTGCAGCTACAGGTAAGCTTGCTGGTACTATGAATGAGAGTTCTTCTGTCATTGACCTGTCATTTGCTCAGGAGATAAGTCAGACATTTGTTATTCTTGACTTCATAAAGAGACAACTTGATAATCTGTGTGGTATAACACCACAAAGAAGAGGAGCAATAGATAACAGAGAAACTGTTGGTGGGGTAGAGAGGTCTATTGTTCAATCTTCTCTCTCTACAGAAGAGTGGTTCTCTGTGCATGAGAATACCATATCAAGAGCTTTGAGAGCTTTACTTGAAGCTGCTAAGGTAGCATGGAAAGACAAGTCATTCAAACGTCAATATGCTCTTGATGATGGTTCTATGGCAATACTTGACTTTGACTGGGAGATGTTTGTAGAGAGTGAGTATGGTGTAGATGTATCTGGTTCTTCTTCAGACTCTCTTATGCTCAGGACCATGCAATCTATGGTACCTCAGCTTATTAATAAAGGTGCTCCTCTATCACTTATACTTGACCTTTATAGAACCAAGAACCCCGCTGCTCTACAGAAGAAGATTGAAGAATATGAAGCTAGAGTAGAGGCAGCTCAGCAGCAAGAGATGCAGCTTAGGAAGCAAGAGCTTGATGACGCGATGGCTCGCCAGCAAGCTATATTACAGCAAGAGCTTGATATTAAGAATAGGGAGCTAGACCTTGAACAATACAAGATTGATATGCAAGCTCAGATAGACCTTGAGATAGCAGCTATGCAAGCAAATAAAGATTATGCTGTATCTGAAGGTAGAAAAGGTATAAATGATGAGATAAAGAAGCAAGAGATTATTAACAAGGAATTTAGAGATAAGCAGGCGGCTTTACGTGCTGAAAGAGAGCAAGCAATTAAACTTCAGATTGAAGCAAGGAAGTTACAGCTTAAAGCTGATGAGATAGCAGCAAAGGAGAGGTTGCAAAGGATGAAGGATGATGCTGCCATGCAAAGGGAAAGGTTAAAAGCTGAAACTTCTTTAAAGAATAAAGTATCAGGAGAGAAATAAACTATGGCAGGTGAGGATGTAAAAATACTTACTACTACAGGCAATAAGGCCATAAGAGTAGGCAAGGATGCTACACTGCTTCCTATGCCTCTTAGTGTTTTGCATAGTGCAATCTCTAATGCAGTAGGGTCATATATTCCTTTAGTACCTGGTGCAGTTGCTGGTAATTTTCCTGTGCTGGCAACTGATGGGTCACTTACCAGTAGTTCTTACTCACCATCATCTTTTTCTCTATCTGCACATAATCATGATGATAGGTATTATACTAAAACACAATTACAAACTCCAGGGCAAGCACAGGTACATTGGGGTAATCTAACCAATATAGGTATTCAATCTGATATCTTATATTGGGACCTGGCTACTTTCAAGTATATGCCATATTCTTCCAAGCAATCTTCCCTGGTACATTTCTATACTGGTACAACCAACCCTGATAATACTACAAGGCTTAATTTGGATGCTTCTCTATATAGTACATCTCTTACTTCAATAGGAGACATTACAGCAGATAGTATTACCAGTAGAACAATTAGTTACTCTTCTGGATTGGTAGGTTCAGGTTATAAGTTATGGAAGGATAGTAATAATTTGTATAACTTAGAACTAGACAAGCTCAGTGTGAGGGGTACAATGAATGTATTTGAGTTAAGAGTAAACAAGTACCGAGCCACTAATGGAGCTTTGTTAGTTTCAGATACTGTCAAAGCTTATGAAGGATTATTGTGGGATTCTGGAATTTCTAAATACTACTTTACCGTAGAAAGTGCTGGAGAGATTACAGTAAGTACTAATGACCTTATCTGGGCACAGGAATTTAATGGCAATGATGTAACGCAGTACAGATACAAAGTATACTCAACTAACACTTCAACCAAACGTATTTACGTAGTAAATCCCGATGGCTCCACTCCTACCCAGGTTAACATAGCAGGAAAAGACTTTGTGAGGTTTGGTAATACTACTGATAGTTCAAGAAGGTCATTTGTTTTGCTCAATGCTTCAAGTTCAGACTTTGCCAAGCCTGTTATAGAAGTATGGGATGGAGTTAACTCTTTTACCTTTAATCAATCTACCCAGCTTAAAGCAAGGATGGGTAATTTACAGGGATTGACTTTTAATGGACAGGCTATTTCAGGATATGGGTTTTGGAGTAATCTGGCTTATCTGGAAGGAGCAGTTAATGCTACATCAGGTAAGATAGGTAACTGGAATATTAGTGGAGGGTATTTAAGTGCTTCAGACTCTAATGGTTCTATTTCAGTAGGACAGGAAATAAATCTGTATGATTCTTCAGGTATTCAAAGGATAAATATTTGGAAGGGTAATATTGGTGGGGTAAGTTATTTTACAGGAGGTTCAAGTCTAGCCTGGACTGGGACCAATGCTATTGATTATACCACAAATACTCATGCTCTTACCAGTTTTACTAACTTATCTAATCCACCTTACTATATACAATCCCAATCAACTTTAAATGATAATATTATAAAAACTTATACTTCTTTACAGACACCTTCATATCATATAGAGGTTGCAGCTAATAAGATATATTCATTCTCTTATAAGCTGAGAATTTACATTTCTTATACCCTGGATGCTGATGACACTAATAACACAGATGGTCTAACCTACGTTAATTATATTAACGGTTGGTACCAAATAACTGCCACCGTTTATGTCTATAATAGTAGTAATACACTGCTTGGTTCAAGTTCAGTAACCTCACCTCAATTTGCTCCACAAAATGGTAGTGGCTATCCTAACTATGTTGATGTAGCTGTTAATCTTAATCTGGGTACTATCACTACATCACAGGTGTATTTTAAGATTGTTTATTCCATTACTAATAGTGTGAATGAAAGAAGGGAGAATACTGTTTGGAAGTATCTGGGAGGAAATGACTGGGTAGAAGATTATGAGTACACTTCCTATCATAACCTGACTATCACTTACAATGTATGTGCTTATGAAGTTTACTTAAGAGGAGTATCAGGAGGATTTGTTCAAATAGGGAAGTCAGGATTCCAAAATATTAAGGATGACACTCATTATTGGAGAACTGACCAAACTGATGCTTCTTATATGATGGATGTATATGGGCTGGTAAGATTTAGAAGTGATAGTGAAAGTTTTCCTATGTACATTATAAGAAACTATAACTCTGATAATCCAGTTTTGTTGTTGCACCAATATGCTTTATCTTCTGGCACTTGCAAGGTTATTTCTTTCAAGGCAAGTAGTGCAGGTAATGATAAGGGATACATACAATGTAATATAGATACAGGAACTCTGTCTTTTGTGAGTTCTTCGGATGAGAGATTAAAGGAAGATATTACTGAGGCTACACTGGATGCATTGAGCATTATTAAAGCTGCCCCACTGAAGGAATTTACCTTTAAGGATACAAAGACAAGAAGTATGGGATGGATTGCTCAGGATATGCTTGAGGTATATCCAGCAGCTGTGGCTAATGTAGAAGGATATAAAGAGAAAGGTGAATATCTTGGCGTAGCTAAGGATTACCTTATAGAAATACTGTGGAGAGCAGTACAACAATTAATTGATAAAGTTGAACAATTAAACACTAAAATTTAAGAACTATGGACACAATAAACATTAGGAGAGGTAATAAGGTTGTAATACCTATAACTTTTAAAGATGCTGATGGTAATGCTATAGACATTACTGGAGGAACTGTAACTTTCACTGTTAAGGCACCAGGTGCTAATGCTAATGCAATACAGAAAGTTATAACCACATTCTCTGACCCAACACACGGTAAGTGTGATGTAACTCTTGAGACTACAGATACAAGTCAACTCTGGGAAGGAAGGTATTTCTATGACGTTAAGCTTGTAACTTCATCAATCAATGAGAATACTGATATTGGTATACTTAATGTTACTGTACCACTGAGCTAAATCTTACAACTATGGGTATCAATGTTTTAATAAAAGACAATGCTATGGATGCAATTATAGGACAAACAGGAGTAGCTGCCTCTATTGGAGTGCAGCAAATAGGTATGAGTGCAGACAAATGGTGGCATCATCCCGAGTGGGTTGATGTCTCGGATGTTGCCAACAATGAAATAAACTTACTTGTTGGAGATTTTAGTGTAGCAGCAGTTGCATTTCAGGTAAATGTTGCCAGCTCAGGCACTTACTATGTTGATTGGGGAGATGGTACTCAAACCTCTCATTCTTCTAACACAATAGCTCAGCATCAGTATGTTGTGGGTTCAGGCAAGCCTTGTTCTTTGGGTTATTCGACGTATAAGATAAGGATATGGGCGAGTAATACAATTACTTATTTTGCCGCTAAAGCACCAACTAACTATGTGTCTTATTCATCAAATATGGTACTTCCCATCTTAGAGGCTTATTTTGGCACAACTGGGCTTACAGCACTTAATTCTGGTTTTGGTCAAACAATATCACTTGTTGCACTTATTTTGCCAGATAGTCTTCTTTCTTGCAGTAATTTTGATTCAATGTGTTATTGTGTATGTAATTTAAAATACGTTAAAATGCCAATTAATACTTACTCAAATGCAAGTTTTGGGTATGTATTCTTTAATTGTTATAGTTTGGAAAAGACTACACTAACCAATGTAACTTTACGTACTTCTATATTTGCTTATAATTATAATTTAAAAGCGGTAAATTTTTCCAACTGTACACTTGGTAATGATGCATCATATTTATTTCATTCTACTCCGCAACTTAAAGAAGTAACATTACCATACGGGCAGAATGTAACAAGTGCAGCAAGTATGTTTAATTTATCTGCCGTTCAGCAAATAAATAATTTAGAAAATCTGGGTAGTAGAACAACCGATGTAGATTTTACTAATTTTTCTGCAGGTTCACCAACGCCACAAAACAAAACTTACAATATCTATGCAAGAATTTCGAGAATAGATATTAAAGGAGTTAATTCAAGTAATATGAATGGCGCAGAAGTAGTAAGGCTTTACAACGCTGCAAGTTCAGGATTTGGCGGAGCATCACCGCAAGTAGATGTAAGCTACACCAAGATGAGTGCCACTGCGCTGAATGACCTGTTTGGCGACTTACCTACAATAAGTGGAAAGACTATTAAGATAACTGGGGCACTGGGAGCTGGTTCTTGCAATACAAGTATTGCAACAAGTAAGGGATGGACAGTGGTTAACTAAAAAATTACAATTATGAAAGCAAAGGTTATAAGGAATCAAGACGGCCAGTATTATGACATATTTACTGGAAGAAAAGCTGTACTACTCACTGCTGAATATGCTGTATATGGAAACTTAGAAGGGTGGTTAGATTTTAGTAATGAACAAGAGGCATGTAAATTTTTTGGACTTGTTAGAGTAAATAACGAATCAGCTACTCTGTTAACTCCAGAAAAAAGTACAGATGTTCCGCAGAATTCATTCATCACATATGTTCTACAAAGTGAATGCCCAATAGGTAGTATGGTAAGAACTGCTTATTGGTGTGGCGATATAAGTGCCTCTAACAATTATTTTAGGATTGACTTTCTTGTTAAGCATGAAGGGCATCCAGAATTAGATAAGTGGATATATACGTATATTGATAAGCTTACAACCATAATCAACCCTACTACTGGTGAGCCAGTGAATGAGTATGACTTCTTTTATACTATGGTCCAGCAAGGAGTACCCTTTTTGGATATTATTGCTTATGGTTTGCAGAAGGCTGATTTGGATGGAACAATTAATAAACGACTTTATTCTTAATACATGAAAAGTTTGTATATTTGGTGCCTATTATATGTCTAATTAATAATCATACACTTATGACAGTAAATTTAAATCTAAAAGACAGGCTTACTATGATAGAACTCCTTCCTAAGCAGGGGGATATCATTACCATGATGCTTGTAAAGAACCTGTTAAGTAGGTTAGACTTTAGCTCAGAAGAGATTAAAGAGTTTGAGCTAAGGGTTGAGGAAGATTCTATTCGGTGGAATCCTGAGAAAGGAGATGCTGAAAAAGCAGTAGAGATTAGTGATGCAGAACTTAAGGTTGTAATGGATGGAATTGATGCTCTTGATAAAGAGAAGAAGATACCTATCAGTATGATAGACTTAATTTCAAAACTCAAAGCACTTAAGTAACATTTGGTTTATTTGATATATTGTAGTAAATTTGTCACAAAATAAACGTATAGTTATGGCAGATACCAAAGACAAAAATGCCGATACTTTAGGTATTGACTTCTCAGCCCTCATGGCTGATGATAGTGTAACAGTTGATAGTAGTAAGACTGTTGATGATGACCACGCTCAGGTAGCTAAAGCAGCTAAAGATGCTAATAAAGATGCTCCTGAAGATATTGATGTAAACAAGGTTCTTGCTAACATGCTTGGTGATAAGGAAGAAGAACCTACTAAGCCTGAGGACAAAAAAGCTGCTGCACCTAAAGTAGATGATACTTTAGATGATAAAGCAGATAAATCTAAAGATACTAAGAAAGTAGATACAGGTGATGAGCCTTTTGCTCTTACCTTCGCTAAGTATCAATATGAACAGGGAGTTATCTCTGAGGTTGATGAAGAAACTATTAAAAAGATTGCTGAAGAAGAAGGTGAGGCTGCTGCTGTATCTTATGTTATAGCACATGAGCTTGATATTAACAGAGCTCAGCTTCTTGAACATTACAATGAGCAATTCAATAAATTTGTTGAGCTTACAGAAGGAGGAGTTCCCCATGAAGAAGCTGCTGATATTGTTAAGCTTACTTCTCAGATAACCAGTATAACTCCTGAAGACCTTAAAGGTGATGATAAGGAAGACTTGCGAAGAAGCATCCTTACTGCTTACTATAAAAATACTATGGTAGGAGCTTCTGATGCTAAAATCAAGAAGATTGTTGACAATCATATTGCTCTATCTGAAGATGTTGAGGAAGCTACTAATGCTCTTGAAGAACTTAAGGCTATTGCTAAGAAAAAAGAAGAAGAGGCTATCATTGCTGCAAAGCAAAGAGAAGAAGCTTATAAACAGTCTATACAGCAATATGTTGAGTCTGTTAAGAAAACTGTTGGTGAAATAGATGAGATTATTCCAGGACAGAGAATTAATAAGCAGACCAGGCAAAAGATGGAAGAGCTTATTCTTAAACCTCATACTACAGATGCTCAAGGTAGAGCTTTGAATGGCATATGGGCTAAGCGCGCTGAGAATCCCCAGAAGTTTGATGCTATTCTTGCCTATATGGTTGCTACAGGAGCATTCGATGGTAAATGGAATAAAGTAGCTGATGTAAAGAAATCAAAGGTGGTAGATGAACTTGAAGAACACCTTAAAAGAAAATCATATACTTCATCCCTTGGTAGTAGTGCTACAAAGAGGGGTGAGGATATTGATGGAAGAGACTATCTTGAAAGTATGAAGAAAGTCTTTTCATAACTCTATTGGTTTAACCTTTTTAATACGTAACTAAAATGAATGTTAGTAAATTACAAATTGTAGAACCCAAATATTGGAGTGGGCTTACTAGGGAAGCTCACCTTGGCTGGTTGGGTATGCGTGAACCTCAGTTCATTAACAATGTGATTGAACGCTTGTATGAAGTTAACTATGGTGCTGATAACTTTGTCAGCCTGATAGAAAAGCTTCCTGTGTTCTATATCAATGAAGATGCTCCTTTCAGGTGGAGGATTCAAGGCACTGAAGAAAGAAATATTCCCCTTGTCAAAGCTGCTCTTACCCCCACTGGTAACCAGGTTGCTTCAACTGACCGTGCTGGATTGAACCGCTCAAGGTTCTATATGTGGTTTGGAGAAAAGTATTTTGATGTAACCTCAGTAATTGTTGGTGAGCGTCCTGATGCTTTCTCTCTGCGTGTTGTTGATGAACCTGTGCTTGATGGTAGCCTGTATAGGTATACTGTTGAGCTTGTGACAGGTGATGACACGCTGTTTGTTCCTTATTCTGACCTTGCTGTTGGAACCAGATGGAGTGAAGAATATGGTCTTGTCGAGCAGGAGCTCTCTGTTCGTGGTAACTCAGTGCACCATGCAGCTCCTTACATCCTGGAAAATACTGTGTCTGCTATCCGCAAGAACTATGATGTTCCGGGTAATATGATTACTGCCGGTAAGAATGCACCCCTTGCATTTGCCTTTGTTGATGACACTGGTAAAGTACAAACCCGCTGGATTGATAAGCTTGGCTGGGACTTTATGGTGCAGTTCAGGCGTGATAAAGCTCGTCTGCTCCTGTATGGAAAATCTAACAAGCTCATGGACAACAGTGGCTATGGTAATAAGGGAGAAACAGGAAATACCATTCGTGCTGGCTTTGGACTGTATGAACAGATGGATGGCTCTAATGTTCTCTATTACAATGACTTTAGCCTTGATGGCCTGACTGACTTTGCAATGGATATTACCACTGGTAAGTTCCGTGAAGATAGTCGTAGATTTGTCCTTTCAACTGGTGAACGTGGTGCTTACCTGTTCCATAAGAAAGCTGCTGATAAAGCATCTGGTCTTACCTGGTTGAAGAGCGACCATAACATTATTGTAGCTAATGGGCGTGTAACCCTGGATGAAGGTCAGTTCCTTGAATATGTGTCTGTCAATGGCATCAGGTTTGAAGTTATGATTGACCCAACCAAGGATGACCCTGTACGTAACAAGATTATGCATCCTCTTGGAGGGCTTGCTTCTTCCTATATCTTTGATATCTTTGACTTTGGAACTACCGATGGTAAACCCAACGCTCAGAGAGTGCTTGTCAAAGATAATGAAGAGTTCTTTGGTTATATTCCTGGCTTGAGAGACCCCTTCTCACCGTATAACAATCTGACTGAACCCAGGATGATGGCTTCACCTAAAGATGGGTATTCAGTGTACAAGATGTTTATTGGTGGAATTATGCTTCGTAATCCTCTGAAGACAGGACGTATGATTCCTGCAATTCTCAGGTAATCTTTATTGGGGATGTCTATGAGACTTAAGGTAGGTCGCACCTACCTCCCCAAACTAAACTGATATGTGTAACACTAAAAATACATTTATGACAAAAGAAGAAGCTATCAAGAAAGGGTATCTTGAAGATAAGATTGTATATCTTAAGCCCTTACCTCGACCTGGCAAGATGGTACGTGACAAAAACCACGTGGGATATTTCATGTGGGATGGTGCAGTGAAGCACTTTTGCCTACCTATAGATGTCAATACGGGTGTTCTGAAAAATCCCTTTTCCTCAGATGAAGAAAGAAAGTTCTTTGAAGAAGCTATGAATGCTGACTTGAATGTCTTCAGTTCAAATAGTAAGTTCTGGAAAGACTTTAAAGTTAGCATTGTTAAAGATGCAGGTTTTATGGAGAATGGTGTGAAGTTTGATTTAAGTGTTCCTATTGATAACTTGAAATATAAAGTACTCAAGCTATGGGCAGGAGAGGAGGTTGCTCTAAGTGAAGAAGATGCTGAGGCTAATCCTTTTGTCAGGTTTATTCTTGTAGAAGAAGGTTATAAGAGTAAAAGGCAGGTTTCTGAAGCTGATGCTCTTGTAGAGATATATACCTTCTATGGTTCTATTAAGGACAGTCAGAGGAAATGTGCTGACTTCCTGAGTGCTTACTTGCTCAATAAACACAGTGCACGTATGGTACCTGAAGATGCCACTCTGGAATGGCTCAATGCTCAGATTAAAGATGCTATTGATAATGATAGAGCAGGTATTCTTGATACTATTCGTGACACTAATTATGATATGAAGCTCTTTATTGCCAGGGCTGTAAGGATTGGTGCTATTCAGAAGTATGGTGTTAACTCATACTCTATTCCAGGTATGGGTGTTAAGTATACTCTTGCTGAGTTTGTTCCTTATATGAAGCAGCTGGAAGATACGACAGATGATATATATCTGAAGATTAAAGCACAGGTAGATATGGCTTTAGGCAATAAGAAGGCACATACTACAACTACTAAAAAGAATGAATAATGGCAGGAATGACTGCATCCCAGATGATGTATGAAGCTAAGGTTATCTATGAAGCCTTAGCTTCAGCTGATGCTCGTGGATATACCAACAGAGAGTGGTCTACTTTGCTAACTCAGGCACAGGAAGATGTGGTACTTGAGATATGCACAGAAGGCATAGATAGAGATGAAGATAACAGAAGGAGTATAGCTAACTTGCTGCATAGCTTGAAAGTATCTAATGCAGGATATTCCACTGATGGAACTGCTACAACATCAGCAGTTACACGTATAGCCACTTTTGGTGAATATCCTAATGCTTATCAGGTATCTATCATTGCAGCGTTAAATACTCCCCTAATAACAAATCATCTTATCACACTTAATGAAAGAGCAGAAGCTACATCATCTGGCATTACTTATGTTAACATACAGGTAGAACCTATTCAGTATGATTTCTACATGGCTAATAAGGATAATCCATTCAGAAAGCCAAGTAAAGAGTTATTCTGGAGATTAGAATATCCTGGCGGAGAGAACTTGACTGTACCAGGATATCCAATGAAAAGGATTATAATCACTAATGGATTTACTCTGTCTGCTTATTATATGGATTATCTGAGCAAGCCTGACCCAATCATTGTAGCTTCTTCTGACTATACATCATCTATGTATATAGACGGTAAGCAATTATCTTTATATACAACCACATCGTTGGATTGTAAGCTGGACCCTATAGTACATAGAAGGATTGTTAAGAAAGCTGCTAAGTTAGCTTATGCTTATATGCAAGAACAACTTGGTTATCAGATACAAAATATTGAAGAACAAGATACTCAGTAGTAAAGCAAAGGTGCATTGTTTTACTACTTAACTTTAGTATATTTGCACTATAATTAAACCTATGTTTAACTCAAATAATTACAACAATGGCAATTAACGAAAAAAATGCTACTTATGTGTTTGTAGCTAACTCTGATTTTACAGGAACTACGCTTGATGACCTTAAGGGTGTCAATAATAGTGGGAAAGTAGCTATTGTAGATGAGTCAGGAAGTGTTAAAACATCCAGTATAATTAGCGCTGATACTCTGGTAAGAGTTGCAGCTAATGTAAATGGTGTCCTGCATTTCTCTCCCTTCTTCAAACCTTCTCAAGCCACTATTACATACCAGGCAGGGCAGGCTGCTCTACCACAGGTAACTCTTATAGGGCACAACGGTGGTTCTCTCAATGTGGGTATTGGCTCGATTGTTACAGGAAATTATGTCCTGCGCATCTGGCTGAATAGCACACGTGGGGTGTATGGTACAATGCCTGTCATTAAGGATATTCTGTACTATGCAAACTCTTCTGTTGACACTCAGGCAACAGTGGTTAAGAACATTGTAGATTCAGGTAATAGCATTTTGAAGAAAGGAGTGCTCTATCCTCAAATTGCTCTGGGTCGTACAGTTGATGGTGCTGGTGGTGCCAATACTATTAGTGCTATCTCCGGTATTAAGCTTGTCAAGCTCACCAAAGGTTCTACTACTGTGGGTGTATTCAATGTTAATTCATCTGGTGCTGTAGCTGCTACTGCCAGTGTGAGTGATGCAGCTATATTGACCATTCCTTCATATAATGGAAGGTCATTTACCTTCACTGCAAATGCTCTGGGTTCAGGTGCTGGACGTCATCTTATTTTCATTAATGATGAAACCATTAATGTGGCAGATGCTGGAGATGCCACGCAGAATGCTACAGCTATTGCTGCTGCTATTAATGCAGGTAGTAAGTATGCATCTGCAAGTTCTTCAACAAGTACTGTGACTATCACCCTGAAACCTAATGTATTTGCTGTAGTTCCTTCAGTTATTTACACTGCAGATGATTCTACTTTCACAGCAATTGCAGTAAGTATTGCTTCAGGTGAGTCTAAAGCTACCAAAGCCATCATTAATGGTACTACTTCTTCAGCTGCAACCTTTGAACTTGACTTGCCCTGGGAAGGAGAGACCTGCTATGTAACTGTTGGTACAACTGAATCTTACTGTGCTGGCACTGTGAGTGTGAATGGTTCAGCCAACTGGGGTATTAAAGTATCAGGTTTGCCCAAGCCTATCTTTAATCCTGTCACTGATGAGCCTGATGTAGTTAATTTTGTAGCTACCCTGAATGGCCCTGGTATTTATGCTGCTTCATACAATGCTCAGAAGGGATTTGCTGGTATTGGAACATATCATCAGGTTGCTCAGGCTGAAGTATATTCTTCCTTCATGGATGGATATATTGTCAACAGCTCAATGCCACCCACCAAATATCCCAACCTGGCTACAATCAATGCTACTAATGGACTTTACAATACCTTTGCTTTTGATGTGACTACTCCAGGCTTTGTAGCACAGGGTGCTGGAATTAACGTAAAGAGCGGGTTTAGAGTGATGATAGCAGTTGATAGTGGACTGTTTGATTCGGGTGAATCTGGTGCTGACATTAAGACTGTCTTTGGAATTTCCTAATCTAAGTTAATAGGGGAAGCCCTCATGGGCTTCTCCTATTTTTATCTATAACTAATTAAACATTACTATCATGAATATAGACAATATTCAGTTTGGTGATGGCATAGCAGTAAGGGGTAAAGCATGGCTTAGTAGGGCCATCAGGTACTTTATGAAGCAATACAAACCAGGAGTTAAGGATTACAGTCATAATGCTGTAATCATCAATATGTGGGGAGAGAAGTGGGTTGCTGAGGCTCTTGCCTGGGGAGTAAGATTAAGACCCTTTGCTTATACTGAATATGCCCATAGTACAAACTGGGTTATCTTAAGAGATAAGAGGGGGTTTACTGAAGAGCAGATTAAGCGTATGAGCTGGAAGTGTGCCAGTCTGGCAGGTGTAAGGTATCAATATGAAAATTTGCCTACATGGATAATCAGGATTTGGCTTAAACTGAACCTTTTCAAAAGGAGAAATGAGAAGTCAATATATTGTTCTGAGCTTCTTGCAATTGCAATAAATGAAGCACATCCTGGTACATTTAAAGCACCTAATGCTATGTCACCAGCTGACCATATTGATAGTGAAGTGTATGATATAATAGAACAGTAAGTTATGGAACAGTCGTTTTTAGAAGCACTAAGATTGGGAGCAATAGATATATTGCACTCTGTAAATACAAAATTTCTTGTATTGTTCATTGTTATTATGTTTTTATTTAATGAAGCTATCAATCATCCTGAACTATGTCAATGGTTAAATTGGCTTCAGAAAGTGCCTACAAGTATTAGAGTATTTGTGTCTGGTATTTTACTTGCTATTATATTTGCATTATTAGAAGGCTATAGAGATGCTGACAATATAAGAAAGTTGTTCTATGCTATAGTTGTTGGCATGGTGATATGGAAGTTAGGAGTTAGTTATTTGTTTGATGCAATTAAGCAATGGTGGAACAAACTATGGAGTAGGGTGATACAATGAAAGATGTTGTTAAGATTATCATTGATTGGCTTAAGACAAGAAGTAAGAATACTCTGGTAACATTGACATTGATAACACCACTTGTGGTGTATATTTCAGTGCCATTGTTATTTAGAGTAAGATACAACACAAAGGATATTGAAGAGTTGAAGTCTAAGGTAGAGATAATAAGTAAGCAACTTGATAATCTATATACTAGTGTAACACTTTACAAAGTATCACATTTAACCTCTGTAGTGAACTATGTAGATAATGCAATTACAATAGCACAAACTGAAGTTCTACTTGAGGTTAAGACTGAACTTGAACGTATTGCTGATAAGTCAAATACTAATAATTGTAATGTGCAATCTGAGCTTGATAGGTGGGAGAGGGCAATAATCAGGAAGAACAGGATTGATAGCACTAAGGTAAATATGAAAATGAAATAAAGTTAGGAGGAGTGTGTTATGAAACATAGAGTTATTATTAAATGGGCTATATTCTTGGTTGGATTTATCATTGCTGCTGTAAATTATGTTAATGCAGGAGTATTTGAGCTAATCATAAAATCCGATGGTTATCAGCAACTTGCTGGTATTGGAGTAATGCCTGTAACAAGTAATGCTGGTACTATTGAAGATGGTATTTTAGCCTTAGGATTTATGCTCATCTATTCAGCATTGGGTGGCATAATTTCTGTGATGTCTGCTCAGATTTATTTGTATATTTGTGAGGTCATAGGTATTAAACCTAACCTCTACAAATTCTTAATGGGAGAATCTGAAGATGAGCAGACTAACAATAAAAAGAGTAAAGATAAGAAGGCTAACTAAGATTTTTATATTAGCTTTTGTACTTGGTAGCGCAGCGCAGATGTTCAAACCCTTACATATGGGGTGGTTATGTCAGATACTTAACTGGGTTGCTTTGATAGGAATCACAGTATCTGTTATAAGTGAGGTTGTAATTATAACCAGAAATAAAAAAGAGTAAAATGTTATGGCTGTATTTAATATTCCTGGCAAGTGTAATACTTAAAGCTTCAGGAGATGCACTTAAAGACGGTGCTAAGTTTGCAATTAGTACAGATACAAGATATAAGCTGTCTGCTACAGGACATTTACTTATAGCTATCTGCATAGGATTACTTGTATTTGCTACTCTAATGCCATCACTTGGGATAGATGCTCTAAAGTATCATAATCTCATCTGGTGGCTTCTATTTTATGTGCTAATACATTTCTCTCTCTTTAATCCTGTATATAACATAACAAGGATGCTTATGCCGGGAAGTACTATAACATCTATCTATTACTCTGGAAATACATCAGCATTTGACAAGTTTGAGAATAGTCTGACAGAGAGGCTTAGAATACATCCAATGTACATATTCTGGATAAGAGTAGTAGGGAATTTCTCTCACGTTATGCTTGTTGTACAGATGTTTAACTCACAAACTATACTATTATGCCAGTACTAAGTTCTGCATCAAAGCAAAAGCTTGCTCAATGTCACGAGGACTTGCAGGCACTATTTAACACAGTAATACAGTATTATGACTTTACCATAGTGTATGGTCATAGACCTGTAGAAGAACAATTTCAACTATTCAAGTATGGGAGAAAGCTTGTTAATGGTGTGTGGGTAGTAGATGATAAGAGTAAGATTGTAACATATTGTGATGGCAAGACAAAGCTCAGCAATCATAACTACTATCCTTCCAGAGCTATTGATGTGGCTCCTTACCCTATTGACTGGACTGATGACCTATCATTTGCATACTTTGCAGGTAAGGTAATGGAGCTATATAGAGTATTAAAGAAAGAAGGAGTTATCAAGTCTAACATCAGGTGGGGAGGTGATTGGAATATTAATAGTAAGACAAAGGATGAGAGACTTGTTGATTTACCACATTTTGAAATTTATTAAATTCAATCATTATGGCAGTATTACAATTTTCAGCTCAGGAAAACACAGGATTAACCGCAATATCTTTTACAGATTTGAGTGCTTGGGGTACTTCACCACTACCTGCAAGAAATAACCTTAGTGGCGCTGTATCTATAGTTATTGACGTATATTTACTTGATGGTACGCATGTAACAAGCCCTACAATAGATGTGACTACCCAGGTAGCAAATAATACACTTACAAACTATCAGATTTTAGCATCAGCTATTAACTCTACATGGACTACTCTTTCACAAGGTGTATATTACATAAAGTTCTCTTATTCTACTTATATGACTGGTGGGATGGTGTATGTTATTCCAACAATAGCCAATAAGATTAACTCCCTTGCTACTGAGTTACCTACACTTTATGATAAAGTAATTCATAAGGTAAGTCCTTATGATATAAATGAAGCTGCTGAGAAAATGGTTATTTACTATTTGTGGAAGGCCATGCTTTACTCGCAACAAGCACTTGCTTATACCGGAGCATTGCCTAATCCTGTAGAGCAACAGAATGTATTAAGGTATATCAATACATACTTAGAATCTAAAAATTATTAATTATGGATTTACTAAGTTACTTTCCTAATATTGACAGAGATAAAGTTACAACTACAGTAGCAGCAGATAGTACTATGTATACTATGATAGCTACTGAAGTACCTACCTTTGCGAGTAAGACAGCTACTATGTTGTCATTTGCGTCATATCTGCACGACGTTACAGCTACAAAGTTAAACTTTGTATGTACTATGCAGATGATTGATGCTCTAATAGACTATTACACAAGTAGTAGTATATCAGAGGACAGTGCTAGAGAACTTAAAGATAAACTACAACTAATACTTGAACTATGATAAAAACTTATGACATAGTATCCTTCCTGCTAATACTGGCATTAGTAGCTTTGCTTGGTGATAGTATGCATGAAACTTGTCTTGAGAAAAAAGCTCATGCTGTCACCAAGCAAAAACTTGAAAGAGCCCTGGACACTATCACACTCTATGATGGGCAGATGTTGCTCATGTACAAGAAGTTACAAAGTAAAACTATCGAGTTAGTCAGTTTAAAGAGAGAATTAACCACATTAAAAAAGCATCAATATGTACAGGATACTATTAATCTTAGCCTTGATGATAGTACCGCTTTCAGGCAAATCACAGAGAGATACAATCATTAAGGTAAATAACCATGTATGGTATTGCTTTGACGGGCAGACTATTGTGCAGATAAATGCAGATTTACATCGTAAGGATTATTGCCTGCAGAGAGAAGTATTACTAAATCAGCAGGTTATACTATATGATAGTCTGCTTAATGATTGCACAAGGTTACAGGCTCTTACTGCTGCAAAGAATATAGAACTATCAAATCAAGTTGACACCCTGAATGTCGCAATTAATACATTAATAAGAGACAGCCTTATGCAAGTAAAGCAATATAAGTCTAAGGCTACAATATATAAGCTCACTTCAGCAGGATTATTTGTGTTACTTGTAATATCAATACTATGAAGACTAACATTTCACTCAATGAAATAGCATATGGATTCAGGGAGTTATATAGAGCCAAGTTTAAAGATACAGACTCTCCGGACATAAGACTTGTTAAATACTGGGTGCAGGAAGTAAGAGCTAAGCTTATCAAACAAAAAGTTGATAAGCTTGGTATGTTTCAGATAGATGAGGTATTTGTACAGTCAATACCATCTACTCTGGAAAGAGTAAATAGTAGTCAGGTGAGCTTTGCTGGGCTTACTCTTGGTACTATAGACCCTGATATTTATCTCTACAGGACAGTGCGCAATATACCACAGGTTATAGAGAAGCAAGGTACTGCTGGTGTATTTACAAGGATAGGGCCAGAAAGAGGCTCACTTGGATATCTTATATTACCTTATGGACAGTGGCTTACTACAGGTTATGGAGCTTTCAACAGGCAATTTGTGTATGCTACCTACTTAGATAGAAGAGTATATCTAAAGTCAGGTAATCCTTCTAACCTTGGCTCAATCACAGCAATAGAGGTACGTGGAGTATTTCAGAATCCTGTAGAAGCTGCTCTGATTGCTGACCCTACTTACACAGATGATGATGATTATCCCATCAGTCAAGCTATGGTAGATGACATTTATACTATACTCATGTCTAAAGAGTTCAAAGCTACCTATGCTCAATTTGAAGATAAGACAGCTAACGCATCCAATGACCTTAGTGATGCTGGTACAAGAACTATTAAACAACAGTAGTTATGCCTAAGTTTAACTATGCTCCCGAGATAAAGATTAAAGACCTGTATAAGTATTACAAGGAGGTAACTAACAATCCTGTATCAGCGTCCTTGTATGGTAAAATACTATTTGATTTCTTTGCAAAGAAGATGGATTATATACTTCATGAAGGGGGCATATTTCACATACCAGCAGGTATGGGTATGATATGCGTAACTAAGAATAAGTTTAATATTAAACTTGATGACCAGGGCAATGTGATGAAGGAGAGGCTACTGGTAGATTGGAAGAAAACCTGGGAATTATGGGGTAAGCAATATCCTGGCAAAAGTTTGGAAGAGATTAAGAAGATAAAACACAAAAAAGTTGTATATTTGCTTAATGAACATACTGACAGTTATGTATGTGCTATAAGATGGGTAAAGGGTCATGCTTTTCTTAGAAATAAACTAGCATACTCATTCTTACCTATGAGAAGGCACAAAAGGAATTTAGCTAAAATAATAAAGTCTAAACCATCTGTAATGCTTAAATATTATGAAATCAGGTAAAGTAAAACAAGTGTCAAGTGAAGATACTAGAGTGTCATACTCAGTAAGAAAAGGAGATAAGTCTGCTGATATAACCATTGAAAATATAGAGAATGGTTATCTTGTTACTGTCTCAGAGTGGGATGATAAGAAGATGCGTAGCAATACCAAGAAGTTTTTCTCAAAGGAAGACCCGTCAAGTAAGATTGATGGGCTTAAATCTATTGAAGAGATAAATATAGATAGTATGAAATCTGTATTTAATAGTCCTATTGTTAATGCTCTGGAGAAGAGTACTAAAAAATAAAGAGTATGTTAAATGGTAAGTATGTAGAAGTAAGTAGAATACTTGAGAATGTATCAAGAGACTTTGGGTTTCAACCACAAATACAGGATGTAGTTGAGTGGGTATGGACTATTGTCGGGTTGATTGGACTACCTGACAGTTTATATGATGATGCTGCTATTGTTGAGATAGAAAACTACAGGGGAGTATTGCCTGCTAACTTTTATGAACTTGCAGGAGAGGGAGCAGTCAGGGATTACTATTCTAAAGAGCCTCTTGTATATATGACCAATACAGCTAACTTACTTGATGCTAATGAGTCTGCTGGAACTGTTGTATATTCAGAACGTCTTGGTATACACAAAGATGAGAATGGTGTTGAGGATGATGTAGTACTTGTTAACCTTGTAAATGCATCATCCAACGAAACTAACTCTTACAAGATAACTGGAGATTATATATACACAGGATTTAAAGAAGGCAAGATAGAGATGCAATATAAGGCATTTCCTGCCGATGCAAATGGGCTGCCTCTTGTACCTGAAGACCCCCAGTATATACGTGCTGTTACAGACTATATAGGTGAGAGGATGGCATTCAGGGCTATGCTAAGAGATGAAATTTCAGAGAGGAAATATATGCTAATTAAACAGCAATATGCTTTCTCTATAGGTGCTGCAAGGACTAAGGGACTTATGCCTTCTATTGATAAGATGGAAGCTCTGAAGAACAGGTCTTACAGACTAATTAATACTAATACAGAACATAGAGGTTCATTTAAGTATATGGGTGACCCGCAGTTATTAAGACGTATCTAATATGAGTACTCCTGTTGTTAATACTTTCAGTGGCGGAATGACTAAAGACTTGTCATTTAACAAGTTTCCAAATGATAAGTATTTTGATGCTTTAAATCTTCGTGTGTTAACTGATAAAGAAGGAGGTACAATATCACTTGTTTCTGCTAAAGGTAATCAGATTGTCACATCCTTCTATGGTCAGCTATTTGGCTATTGTTCTATACGTGATAACCTGTACTTATTTTATGAAAGTGATGATATTGGATATATAGTCAAAGTAGATATGTCCAATTATCATTTCACTACTATATATTCTAGTTCTGACCTATTGGGAGGTAGTGGATATGTTAGTGCTGTTGGAGTGTATGAATCTGAGAATATACAGAAGATATATTGGTCTGATGGGAGTAATCCGTTGAGGATGATTAATGTAGTAGCGGATAACTCAGGAAAAGTGCCTGATGATTTTAATATCTTACCTGCTGCTCCTATGAAACCCCCTTATATAACAGGCATAACTACAGGTAATCTTAAGACCTGTATGATACAGTATGCATATAGATTGTATGTAGAACATGGCCAGCAAACTGCATTTTCTCCCGTAGGAAATATTGTACATATCACAGCAAGTCCTGATACTAATACAGAGAGCTACTATACAGGCTCAGATGTAGATACATACACAGCCAAAGGCACAGTAGTCAAAGTGTATCTATATAGTATGCAATTCAACAGGATTGAACTTGTAGCTATCCAATATGAAAGGCAAGAAGAGACCCCTACTATTCGTATAGTTGAAGATAGAGCTATATCACCTAATAGTTATTTGACACTTACATTTAGAGATATAGGGCAGAGCTTCGGTACATATAGTACTGAAGAATTTATGATATTAGCAGACTCTTCATTTACTTGTGGTACTTTGAAAGTAAAAGATAACATTCTTTTTGCTGCTAACATAACTAATGAATCTGAACCATCGTTTAATTTTGATGCAAGAGCGTATAGTTTTGACCATCTTCAATATCTGTACTTATGGAGTTCTGATGGAAATGAATTAATTACAGGACATGTAGGTGGTTCTTATTATCACTATAAAAACTCTACAGGCACTCCATTTGATAGAAGCCATACAAATTATACCCTATATGCTACCTACACATCTCTATCACAAATACCTGCAAACTTTGATTGTGTAAACACATTTAACAATATTACCAGAGATAGTATAGATGCTACATGGTCTCAGTTTCAAATGGATGGCACTACCTTTGGAGCTGAAGGGCCTAACATTAAAATTAGTATAGATGTTAACTCCAAACCCATAGGTAATTACGATAGCACATCTAAGGTGATATCTCCTGTAGATTCAGATACATCATTTAGGCAAAGCTATGCTAATCCACTCTGGCAGTCTTACAGGTCATTTCAACCAGGAGAGATATACAGGCTTGGACTGGTAATATACAGCAATAATAGACCATCTCCTGTCAAGTGGATTTGTGATATAAGAATACCCGAAGAATCACAAATAGGTCCACTATTTACAGTAAGTAATGGTATTATCTATGCTAAGGTAGTATCTATGGGTGTATTTCTCAGAAACTTACCACTAGGAGGTTCTGCAGCACAGGTTGTTATGGTAAAGAGAGATATACAGAATTCTACTATACTTGCTATGGGTGCTATGTATCCTACACTGATAAGAAATGATATACCAGGTGCAGCTAATAAAGTGCAGTATGCACCTATGATTACAATGCCTACCAATGTAAGTACATCTATTGTTAAGTTTGTTGCTCCAGAGATAGTGTATGGAACATTCACTCCAGCTAATGGAGACTTCTTCAGATTTAAATCATATTTTAGTGGACATCAGTACTATACAATCACTTATGATTCTACACTACGTGGTTACTTAATACGAAATGGTGCTACAAGTATACTTAATCAATCTTATCGTATTGATATAACTCCTACTGCACTTACCTTTATGACTCAACCTGAGTCTGGTGATTATACATCATATAATGTAGGTAGTGGTATTACTAATCTTGGTGTAATGGATACAGGTTCTGCGAGAACTCTTGCAGGCAGTGGTATAGCTGCTGCTTTATCATCAGCTGATGATAGTGCTCTTAGAACATTATGTAATGCTATTAATGACTATACAAATGTTTTATTTTGCTCTTACAGAAGGCCACTGACTAATCAATATGGTGGTAACTCTTATACAGCACGTCAGTTTAATATATATACTCCTGTACCTTTCACAGGCATTGCTATAAACCTTGCTTTCTGGGGTATATCAGACCCAGCTCCGCAGTATAACACTACAAGTGCTTATACACAGTCTGGATTTATAACTATATATGGAGATACTTTTGCTGGTATGTTTGACTATCTGAATGGTTCATATGATACTAGTCTATCTGTAAGCAATAGAATCATGTATGTTCATCTATTTCCTACATATAGCAGAATAAATCTGGCTCTTACCTCAGGAGATATATTTACAAGGTCAACAGACCCACTTGCTTATGCAGTGAAAGAAAAAGCAGGAGCTCAGGATGCTGGTGGTGATTTAATCTACACACAGAATAGAGATTACTATGTATATAATACAGTATTCTCTCAGATGCCTTCTTACCCTTATTTCTTCCCACAGCGAGATATTAGTAAGAGCTATAGATATGATTCAAGGATTAAGTTCTCACTTAAGAAGGTTGCAGGAGAACTAAAGGATTCATGGTGTAACTTTAGACCAGGTAATTACAAGGACCTTGATTCTATGTATGGTGCTATTAATGCTATGCTAATATTCAAGGGAAGATTAATAATCTTTCAGACTAGTGCTGTAGCTACAGGTGCTGTTGATGATAGGCAAATGGTATCTCAAGATTCAACATTTGGGTCTGTAACAATAGGTGTTGCACAGCCATTACAATGGATAAACTATATAACTACAGAGTATGGATGCAAGCATCCTTATCAGGCAATAGCTACAGATAATGCTATATACTGGATAGATAAAAGAACAAAAGAGTTATTAACACTTGCTGGAGATACAGGAGTATTATCACTGTCTAAATCTCTGGGTATGCAGAGCTGGTTTGAAAGTATAAATCCAGATTATACTATGTTAGCATATGACAAGAAGCTTAAGGAAGTGTATATATTCGATAATAATGTAATTACTCCAACTACTGCAAAATCTTTAGTATTCTCTGAGTATATAAAGGCTTTCTCAGGATTCTTAACTATGTACACAAGTACCTTGTTTATACAACATCAGGAAAGATTGCTCTCTACAATTCAGTATAATATGTGTAATGGGCGTTCTGGTGCTCCTGATGAGCAGATTGGGTTGATATCCTGGAATACAGGCAGCTATCATAGTTTCTATGATTATATCAGACCTGCAACACTTGACATAATACTATGTCCTGCTAATACTAACTCATTTAGGATGGATGTCACAGAGTTCTCTACTGAAGTACTTAATGACAGCTCTGTTCCCTATCATAATATGACATGGACTACTATGAATGTGACTAACTCCTATCAGAATACAGGTACAATAACATTTGTGCCTGAGAACAACATTATCAAGAGATTTAAACTATGGAGATTTAATATGTTCAGAGATGCAACTACAGACTCTCCAAGCATTAAAGATAGCTATGGCAGGATGCATCTTGAATTTACCCCTCCAGATGTTGGATGGTCTATTAAGTGTAATGATATACAATCATTAGTAACATTAAGAAGACAATAAGGAAAAATTTTATTAATTTTGACAAAACTTTCATATTATGGCTACTCCAAAACTTATTCAATATAAAGGTCAGACACATGATGGTCCTGATGGAGGAATACCTGTTGATTCATATGGTAATCCCGCCGCTGTAACAAATAATTCCGTGGCTGCACAGGTTGAACAACCTGAAGTAGGGTATAAGAAACCTGATGGCTCTACCTATGTATTCTCTGATAAGCTCAAAATGCCCGGTACTAGTAAGAGCTTTGCAGATATTGCTAATAACATAAAGAGTAAATATAAGCTCAGACTTGGTAAGAACCAGGAAAGATTTAATGCTATTGACTCTGCAGCTATGCAGAAACAACTTGATGAGCTTGCCCTGATACAAGAAACAGTTAAAGGTAATACTACCCTTGTTAATGATTATCAAGGTAATACAGCTAATCAGGCCATGCAGCAGCCTTCTCAAGAAGATATAGCAGCTACTCAAATGCAGGGTGCTATGCCTGAACAATATGACCTGGGTGGGTGGTTTAAGGACCATAAAGCAGGCATACTTGGTGGATTAGCCACTCTTGGTGGTGTAGCTGCAATGTTTGTACCTGGAGGGCAGCTTATTGCTCCTACCCTTATTAGTGGTGGACTTGGTGGTATAACTGCAGATGTACAGGGTTCTACAAATAGAGCAATTACTGAAGAACAAGCTAAGAATCAAGAAATTCAAAATAGAATGTCTATGATTGACAAGAGAATACAAACACAGGCAGCTCCTGTGTATAATCCTATTATGGCTCTTGGTGGAGACCTGGCTGAGTTTGATACAGAAGAAGATGCTATCAAGCATGGATATATACCCTGGGGTAAAACTGGTATTTATATTAAGCCTTCACGTAGAGGTACATTCACTGCTGCAGCAAAAAGAGCTGGCATGGGTGTGCAGGCTTTTGCAAGGCATGTACTTGCTAATAAGGATAGATATTCTTCAGCTATGGTGAAGAAGGCTAACTTTGCACGTAATGCAGCTAAGTGGAAACATGAGTTAGGAGGTCCAATACAGGCTAGTGGTATTATGCAACATCTTGCTGACGGTGGTAAGATAGCTACAGTAGGTGGAAAGGAGGAGCCTGGTAAACTTCCTAAATATACAGACTTAGTTAAGCTATATGGTCCTAACCTTGAGAGAATGCCTGAGAATGAAAAAGAAGAATATGTCAGGATGTTAGGTAGTATAGTTGGTACTCAAGATAGTGACACACACATGTCTCTTCCAATACGTGAAGGTACTACTAATGTGCTGTTTACTGAACAACGAGCTACCCAACCATATACACAAGCTCCTACTGCTGGGTTAGACCTGATAGGTATTGACCCAAATACAGGCAAAGCTATTACAACTGCAAGGCAAGCTCCTGTTGCAACACAAGAATATGCTAATGCTCTGTACGAAATGGTAACAGCAGGTATACTTCCTATAGAGTATATTGCTTCTCCAGAGAAGCGCTATGCTGTTGATAAATATCTTGCTCGTAATAATATGAATGTTGATGAAGCTGGTAATGTTACTTATGGTCCTGATGATAAGGGTACTTACACAAATACATTAAGATATGTAATGTCATTTCCACAGAACCTTGCTACTTTAAGAAAATATGTAGAAGCTACAGGTGAAGGATATGACTTGCTGAGAGACCTGGAAAGTAGAACACGTGCTGCTGATGAGGCCAATAAGGCAAGGAATTATATTGAAACTGACAGGATATTGAATAATTATCCTATACCATTTTATAGTAAAGGAGGTAAAATACCCAAGCTTGAGCCTGAAGATGCATCTACAAGTTCTACAATTCCTACTGATATAGCTCATGCATGGACTAATCCCTGGCCTACTATAGCAGCTTCAGCATTAAACTTTGGATTAGCACTTGCCTCTCCCTCTGTGAGAGGGGCTGGTAGGATACCTTATAGAAGGTATGCTCCTGCTGAAGTAAACCTTGGCAATCTCAAGAGAGATATTATTAGCTCAGGTAATGATGCAGCAAGAGCAGCACAGCTCTCTTATGCAGGACTTGACCCGGCTCTTCAGACAGCTGCAACTATAGCAGCTAATGAAGCTGCACGTAGAGCTACTATTAGTGGATTAACACAAGCAGCTACTCAGGAAGGAATATTTAATGCCCAGGCAAGAAATGCTGCAGCTCAGTTCAATACACAGCTTGCTGCACAGACAGACTTGTATAATGAGATGTTGAAAAAGCAAGCACTTGAGCAGAAGTATGGCTTATATAGTAAAGCTGCTCAACCATGGATGCAGAGAGCTCAAGATTTGGCTCTTATGGAGAATGATATTATTGCCGCTAACATGAGGGCACCAGACTATTATATGGCTGAGCAAGATGCTGGCAATGGACCTTTGTATAGAATGTTCCATAGACCTGTGTACTATAGAAAGTATAAAGGCAATTAATATACTATAACATATGAGAGGATATAATCCATACTTACTTAACCGGGGGTATTCAAATCAAGCTTCTGCAGATGTAGGTGTAGAAGTGCCTGCGCTCTATAACCCTGCTTTTGGTGATAAGATTACTGAGGCTATAGCTTACAATCAGGAGCGTGCTGATAAAATAAATCAGGCTATTGCTGAGATGAAAGCTAAACAAGCTCAGGAAGTAGCAGTGTCACAATTAGATGAAGCAGTAAGGCAAAAAGCTATTGATGATATTAATCAGCAATACAATGCCCTCATGGAGAAGCATGCTAATGACCCTTCAGCTGCTTATACTGACCTTGTTAAGTTAGTGGGTAATGCATGGAACAGTCCTTTCTGGATGGCTAACAGATATAAAGCTAAGCAACTTGAGACAGAGCAATCTCTGGCACAGCAAGGATATTTGGTCTTTAAGTCTATTAAAGATATACCTATTGCTGACCCAACCACAGGCAGGATAAAATCATTTGAAGAGTTAACTCCTCATATTGAAAAAGCTAATGACTGGGCTGCCAGGCAAACTCAGATTGTGGATGATGTGCTAAAGACTGAAAGTTTTGATGGTCCTCTACCAACTCCTGAGGAGATACAAAAACAAATTAAGGCTGGAGTACCGTGGGTAAGTATACTCAAGACATCTGGTATATTCACTTCACAGGTAGCTAAGAAGTTGGAAGGTATGATAAAAGAATATAAGGCAACAGCTCCTGAACACTATGACCAGCAAAAGCGTTGGTACATGAAAGAGTATAAGGAGTTACATCCTGATGCTTCAGATAATGAAGCTGCAGATGCTGCAGATGATAGGATATCTAAAGAAGTTGCTGTTAAAGCAATGAATAGGGTATGGACAGCTACAGATAGGCAGGTACTTACTATACCAAGTGGATTTGGTTCTACTAATAATGAGCCATATAAGCCACCTCTTGTACCAGGGCCAACAGTAGTTCTGAACTACCCACTCTCTTCATTATCCAAGGCGACTGCTTTGAAAGATGCAGTTAAAGTAGCAAAAGGTGATGATATAGAAACTAAAGAAGCTGCACGTCATGTCATTGGACTTACTCTTGCAGACCTTAAAGACGATGCTGATGTTAAACCATTCATTGCCTATGATAGTAAAGGTAATATAGATACTGATAAAACACTGTATAACTTATATGGCTCGGCAGCATCTCAATTTGAACCTAACACTAAGAGTCAGGAAGGTGAAATAAAATTAACAGAGGCAACTACTGGCCCAGCTGCTGTGGAAGGACTACCCTCACAAGAAACAAAGAAGGCAATAAAGAAAATAGATGATGCACTTACACAAAAAGCACAGTTTTTCAAGCGTCCTATGAATTTCCAGGTATATATGTTACATCCTGCCATATCAGATAATGCAAATAACATTATTAACACTTATGTCAGAAACTCAATAGATACTCATAAGGTAGAAATAGTTGGTACTGCTGATAAAGATTCAGAAAAGCTTATGAATCCCAAGAATAGAGAAAAGCTGCTCGTACTGGGTACTAAAGATAAGCCAACTGCTGAAGATTTAGGTAATGCACGTATAGTAGGATTTACTGGAGACTACTCAACAGGTATAATCTATTATGCTAAGACAGATAATAATACTTACTTGTTAAGAACCCCAGATGCAGCTATTAATGGTGTATCAGCTAATATGCTTGGAGATGAAGCTAGTACAATATATCTTGCAAACCGTGCATATGAGCAGTTGAAAACAAATGCAAAAGACCCACAAGCTAAATATTTAAGCGTAGATGCTCTCTTTGGTGATGAACATTCAAAGAATGCTCTTAACATATTACTTGCACAGACAGGTGTTAAGCTCGATGCTAATGATAATGCAGAGACTTTATTCGGAAAGATTAAAGGTGTTGAAGTAGTAAATGCATTTAATACAAAATAATTCTACTATGAGAAAATTTTCTATTGACAAGAATGTTTTAACTGAAAATTATGCTAACCCCACTTCTATTACACCCGAAGAAGCTGCTAAACAACCTATACTAAGTACACCTGGCCAAATAGGTTATACTTATGAGCAACTAAAAAGGTATATACCAGGACTTGTATCTCCCTATGATTTTCAAGAACAGCTTGGTGTTTATCAGCCAGCATCAAGTAAAGTACTCAATGGTCTTGGTAAGATGGGTATTACAGCTGCAGCTACCTTCAGTGATGCTTTTATTGGCACTGCAGTAGGACTTGTCAATATGATTGGTGGTGGTAGCTTTACAGATAATCCTTATAGTAGAGCTGTTAATGACCTTCTCGCTAAATCAGAAGAGTGGCTTCCTAACTATAGAACACATGCAGAAGAGAATATGAACTTATTACAGAAGTTAGGTACTGCTAACTTCTGGGCTGATTCTATCATTAAGAACACAGGCTTTGCACTTGGTATGCTTGGTGCTGCTATGGTAGGTAATGAACTTGCCTTCTCCAAGATATTTGGTGCATCCAAGTTAGAAGGTCAGATAATGAGAGCTCTTGGTGCTTATGGCGATGATGCTGTCAAAGGCATTAAGGCTCTTGATGGTACTATACTTCAATCATCAGATGACGTACTGAAAGCACTGTATACAAATAATCTTGACCTTGCTAATCTGTCCAATGAGGTTATCCAGAATGCTAAAATGCTCAAGATAAAGAGTGGACTTCAGGCAGTTACATCGGCAGCCTGGGGTGCTCAAGGTGAAGCAAGGTTTGAAAGTATTAATACACGAGATGAAACATATCAAAATTTAATAAGAGATGAGCTAATAAAGACGCAGCAGCAAAATCCTTATAGGCTTATCACTGAAAATGATATTCCTGAAGAGAGAAAGCAGGAGTTTAAAAAGCAAGCTGCTGCTGCAGGTAATATTGACTTCGCCTTAAACATGCCACTGCTTACTGCTGGTGAGCTTATACAGTTTAGTAAGGTTCTTGGCAGAGGATATAAGTTCGAGAAGAGAGCTTTTAACCTGCTGCAAGATAAAGTAGCTCTTGATGAGACAGGTAAGATGGTTATCCAGGCACCTAAGGGATTCTGGCAAAAGGCTGCACGTGCTGCACTTGTTACAGGTAAGGTGCTTGAAAGGCCCTATCTTGAAGGTCAGGAAGAGCAGCTTCAGTTTGCTATACAGGAAGGTTCAGAAGATTATGTAGCAAGAAGGAATGACCCTAACAGTCAAGGGTGGTTAACAGATGGATTTAAAGCTACAGTTGAAGGGTTATCTAAAGCCTATGGTACTCAGGAGGGGTGGGAGAACTTCCTCGCCGGATTTATCACCTCTATGATACCTATGCCTACCTTTGGAGCTAAAGGAGCTCCTAAGTTTATGTCTCCTATGGTAGAAAGCATCAAGGAGTTAAAGGAAGGTAGAGCTGCTGTACAGTCTGCTGTTAATTCCTTTAATAAGATGTACAACACTTATGAACCTCTTATTAAAGGTATTACAGCAATACGTAGTTATGAACAAGATAAGTCCAAAGCTTTAGAGAATGATGATGTATTCTCATATGAATCAGCTAACTCAATGCAGCTTACAGAGCTTGTAATGGCACTGCATGAGCTTGGTAGGCTTGACATATTAAAAGAGAAGATTGCACAAGCACGTGAGCTAAGTGGTGATGATATTATTAAGATGCTCACTATAACCAAGGATGCGCAAGGCAATCCTCTTCCTCAGGAAAAGTGGATTAATCCTTATGAAAATACAGACCCTGATGAAGTTAAGCAGATATACAATCAAAGACTTGATAAGCTACAAGCTCAGATAGATGCTATTGCTAAGATTAAGGAAGGAGTAGAAACACAATTTGGTAAATATACCAGCGCTGAAGGTAGGGTGGCGCTCATTCATGACCTTGCCTATGCTGAGAACCTTGACAGTAGAATAAAGAGTATGTCTGCTGACCTTCAGAGGCTTGGTGTTGTAGATAGTGAAAAGCTTGCTGCACTACTTGAAGAAAGAGCTAAGCTTGGCCTGGATATTGCAGGTGCTACTACACGTGCTGACATATCTAAACTGGATGAGCTTAACAAGAAGATAATTGATGGTATTGTAGCCTTTGAAGGTGAGAATGCAAGACCAGAGCTTGAGGCTATGGCTAAAGCAAATCCTCAAGCTCTCATTGAAAGAGCAAGAGCTTCTATTCAGGAAGAACCTACACGTAGAGCTGGTCTTAGATTGATACATACCTCTATACTTGAGAAAACAAATACCAAGAGAGAAGAAATAGTAAAAGAAAAAGCAGCTCTTAATGAGAATAAAGAAATAGCTGAAGAAGAAAAGACTGCTAAGAATGCAGAGCTTGACAAGCAACTTGAGATATATGATAAGGTACTTAAGACTAGTCAGGATAGACTTAGTGAACTTCTTGGTAATAACTATGATTGGATAGCAGATGAACTTAAAGCTCTTGAAGAAGAAAATGCCAGATACACTAAAGCTAAGGAAGAACTTGATGCACTTGTAAAGCAACAGAATGCTCTTGTAGAGAAGATTGCAGAAGTACAGACAAATAAACTTGCTACTCTTGGTCCTGTATATGGACTATCTAAAGAAGAGTATATCAACAGATTAGTTGCTCTGCATGATGCTCAGGAGCAGCTTAATGCCAATGTAGCTGCCAGGATGAAAGAAGCTCCTCATCTTTCTGAGGATATATTCAAGCTTGTTACTGATATAAGTAGAGCCCAGAATGCTAAGCTCAGGGCACTTAACAATTATATGAACAATGTTAAAGCTATACATGATAACCCTGAAGCTTTTCAGAAGAGATTAGATAAGTTATTTGACCATCTTAACAACAGAGCTGTAGAGTCAAGAATTGCCACTCTTAAGGAAGCTACAGACCTTGCGAATGGTAGAATGGCTTTTGTTGATAATGCTAGTAAAGAAGTTCTTGTTGCAGAGAAGACGGGGGATAAAGCCTACACTTTATATGGACGTAATGCAGCGAGTGGTGAGTTTAGTATTAACAAAGGTACTTATGATATAGATAAGGATTTTATTGAGAGATATACACCACTGTATGAGCTGCAGGTTAAGAAAGTTACTGATGATAACAGGTTAAATCCTGAAGATGTCAATGGTACAAGTGATGCGGGTAGTCTATCTGACATGGCTCCTATAACAAGTACAAGAAAGTACAATAGGGTATCTTTTAGAATACCTTACTTTAGGCCTGGAGTACTATTCGTAACTACAGATGCTTATTATCTAAGAGAACAGACTGATAAAGGTGATGGCATTCCTGCAACTGCTGCAGATGTAAAGAAAGCTATTGATAGTGCTTCTACACCCCAGCAGAAGGCTAATATCAGGTATGACCGTTTTAACTCACGTAATAATGTCCTTAGTGGAAGATTCAAAGTTAAGGTAAGAGAGCTAACTGCTGAACAAGTAGGAGCACCTGGTACATTTGAAGGTGTAGGTAAGTTTGCTTTTATTGTAGATATAGATGGTGACTATGTAGATATGGATGGTAAGAAAATACCTGAGTCTGAAGCTCTTGAAAATGGTATTTACACATCCATAAGATTACCTCAACATGCTATAGAGACTGTGTCAATGGAGCATCCTGAAGACTCCAGCAAGACTGTTGATATGTATGTTATTGTGGATAAGAATAACAGGCAACTCACACTACCTATAGCTGATAAGAAAGCTCTTCAGGAAGAAATAAATAACTATGAGAGATTCTACAATAAGATAAAGGATGGAGATATACTTCCCATAACTGCAAAGTTTCAGGGCAAGGAAGTAGGTGGTGAGAATAGACCTACCGGTGAGGTATTATCCAACATGTCTGAGGCTACACATAAGGTTACAGTAGTTACTAAGGGGTTTGTTGAAGCTGGTAATACACGTTATACTGCACCTAATGGATTTGTATTTGTAGTGGATGAAAATAATAATGTAATACAGCTTCAGCCAAGGACACTCACTGAAGATGAAGTAAATTCTATACTTGAAATTGCTGAATACATTGCTGAAGAAGGTATTGATGATGCAGGTAATCTTATAGCTTCTAAGTTGGAGGGTGACTCTGAAGCAGAGGGTACAACTACAACACAGAAGAGCCCTGAAGAAGCTGAACTTGAAGCTGCTATGAGTGAGGCTGTTAAGAAAATCTCTCAGGGTGCTAAAGCAAAAGTTCCTCTGTTTGAAGCTATAGCAAGTCTTGTATATACACCTACAAGAAGTAATCTCAGTGATGCTGCTTATAATAAGATGCGCTCTGAGATGAGCGATATGATAAGCTCTTATTCAGATAAGTATAATAATGCTAAGACAGATGAAGAGAAGCAAGCTGTAGTATTAGAGGTACGTAATAAACTTACTGAAATCATAGATAAGTTTGTACCCAGGACAAATAATGAAGATAGAATTTACTTTGTAGGAGCTTTATCTGATGAATCATTACCTCTTGGGCTATCCAATCTGGTAAACATAGGTGGTAACTTCTATGAGCTTCGTGATGCTGATGGTAAGTTAAATGAAGATACAAGAAAAGCTCTTAAGGAAGCTCTGGCTAACAGGATGATGCAGATAAGTACTACACTTGTTAACTCACACAAACCTATCAATGTCCTGCAGTCAGCTAAACGTGATATGGCTAATCATACCATCACGTTGAAGACTAAAGAAGAAAAGGATAGATTTGAGTTTGTAAAGAAGAATACTACTACTGATGCTGTTGTAGGAAGTACAGAAATACCAACAAGATTAGGACAGAGCTTACGTATAGGTGATAGTAGTGCTTATGAGCAGAAGAGACCTTCTTCAGATGAAGAAGACCTGGGTGAAGGTACACCACTTGATTCTATTCTTGGTGGTAAGAAAGCACAGGAGCAAGCCACACCAAAAGGCAAAGCTTCTGCCAGGGGTAAGAAAGTAAATTATACCAAAGGACCCAGAGGCAAGAGATACTACTTTGAACCTATCAAGAAGGGTAATAAGGTAATAGGATATAAACGTCGTGTAGCTTCTACTAAGGAAGAGATAGCTCTGGCTAACAAACAGGCTAAGCAAAACTTTGTTCGGGTAGAAGATAGTAAAGGTAGAATACGTAAAGTAAATGGTAGTATATTATTCCAGCTTGATACTGGTGCTACTAAAAGTACTCAGCATGGCACTACTACTAAGAGTACAGAGGGGAAGAGTAACCTGGAGGCTTTACGTGAAGCTATGGGTATTAAAAAAGATGTTAAGATTAAACCTCAGAAGCCAACTGGACGAGCTAAAGAATTACTTGAAGCATTTGAAAAAGTCGAATTAGTAGATGATGGTACTATCGAAGGTGGTGTTAAAGGTACTGAAGAAGCATTAAAGAAATTAGCTGAGGCACAAAAACAGCAATCTCAAGGCACACCTGAGCAGAAACCCACTGAGAGTAAAGAAACTCCTAAGACTCCTCCTCGGGTTGATACTAACAAACTGCCTGAAGAAGAGGCACCCTACAGATTGGCTAGTGAGCTACCTGAATATGAGAAAGAAGATATTGAGAAAGCAAGAGCGTGGGTACAAAGTAAATTTGGTAACTCTATAACATTTGAAGTGGTAGACCGTCTTATCAATGGTAAGGCGTGGGGTATGTTCTATGATGCTTGTATCTTCTTGTATAAGCATGCAGAAGTGGGTACAGCCTATCATGAAGCATTCCATGCTGTAAAGAGGATGTATCTCTCTGATAGAGAATGGAGAGATATTGCTAATGAGTTTAGGGCAAGACCAGAAAATAAAGGTAAGACATTCACAGATAGTCAAATTGAAGAAGCTCTTGCTGAAGAGTTTAGAAACTATGTACTTTCTGATGGTAAACTTGAGATACGCTCACCAAAGAAGCATAGCTTCTTCTCCAGACTGCTTGACCTTATCAAAAGGCTCTTTGGTATGGATAAGTCTTCTATCAAAGAACTGTATGATAAAGTACTCAGCGGGTACTACAAAGATATGAGGCCTATTAGAAGTGGTGTGGCTGAGCTTAAATCTCAGAATGCAACACCTGGTGATATATATGCAAATAAGCCTGCTTACAGAGAGATACAGAGTACTAAATACTCTGCATCTATGGAAGGTGCTCTACTGGAAGGCATGGCATATCATTTCTCTGCAGCCTTATTTACTTCAAGTAAAGAAGCAGATGTGATTCAAAAGCTCTTCTCTAAGGTAGGTGTATCTGGGGAAGTGGTTGAAGATGCTATGAATTATTGCAAGGACGCTCTTACAAAAACAAGAGATAATCTTATACGCATTGCACAACAGACAACAGATGCCACAGAGAGAGAAGGATTTCTTGAGAGAGCAAAGGTACTTGATGAATACCTTAATAACTGGAATTATACTATAGAAAGGTTCTCTCTGTATCTCAAGCGTTTTGGTATTAGCCTTAACATTAGAGAGCGTACTGCTGCAGAAGCTGCTATTGATACAGAGATGAATGAAGATGCTGCTAGTGAAAATGAAACTAATGTTGAGAATGTTGATAGAGAGCTTGAAGATAGTGGCAAGTCCACAGATTATATCTATAAGTCTCTCACTGTATCTTCAAAGAAGACAGCCAGTCGTGTTGTTAAGATGCTCATAGCTACTCTTGCTGAAGTAAGTGAGAAGGGTGCTATCATACGTAATGAACTTGGACTACCAAAGCTTGTTGGTTATGGACGGGCTTTTAATGTTATGTCAAATGTCCTGGCTAACACGACAAATGTCAGGTCATTCCTTGACAAACTAAATACCCTATCTAATAGACCCGGATTTACATGGGTTAAGTACTTTATCAACAGAATTAAAGCACAGCACATTGTAGAAGCAGGTAATCAAGATATATCAATAAGGCAACTATCTACGTTCTTTGCTGCTGCGCAAACATTCTGTAAATATAAACATACAGGTAATATCATACTTGTTGATGAAGCTGGTAAGGACACTATTGTAAATGCTAACAGGTTATCCAGTGAAAGAAGAGTACTTATTGAATGGATGGCCCGGGCAAGCAAAGATGCTGCTTCTAAAGATAATAAGTTCCTTGTCATTGATAATGGGGTTATTAAGTACAATGCCAAAGCATTACTCTCCAAGTATAGTCATGGTAAGTTTAATGCTGATGATGCCTTAAGTTTTCTCAATGATATAGGTGTATACCTTAGTGATATGCCTGAAGACAGAGAGATGCGTGAAGCTATCATTAAGAAGGCTCAGTCTATTTATGAGGCTGTTGTAAAGCACATGGATGATAAGGGATTATCTGCAGAAGCTCATATCTATGCAGATGTTAACAAGGGAGATAATTCTATTCAGAGCATCATCAGAGCAGAGATGTCACTTCTTGGTGGTATAGATGATATTGAGAATAGCTATAGAGATGTTAATGGTAGAAACATATATGCTATCAACCTATATGGATATACTACCTTCATGCTGGAGGACATAAAATCTATTATTGCAGAAGCACGCAAGGAAAATAAAAGTGTTGAAGAGATAAGAGGGCTATTGATACAGAAATACCCTCAGCTGGGTGAGGAGTATGCAAAGCATTCTTTATTACTTGATAAGCTCATCAATGGAGAAAATGTAGAGATGCATCTCATCAGTGGTCTTAATCCTGGTGAATATGCTGATACAGTGCCTGCTACCAAGATGAAAGGACCTGATAGAGTACGCCTTGAATTTAACAATCATAAGAAGGGTGTTTACTCTATGAGTCAGCCTGCAGATAACTCTGTGAAGAGAGTATTTACCTTTGGGCAGTTCTTTACCAAAGAAGAGGTACGTACTAACAAGCACATTAATGCCTTTGTGTGGTATCTAAGAGATGAAATAGCTCTTAGAGCTGCACATAGCAAGGCTGGGGAAAATTACACAAAGGTAAAAAACAACCTTTACAGGGGTGTAATGATTGACTTTGTAAGGAAGTACCTGGCTACAGATGAGCAGAGAGCTCAATTTGATAAAGAGCTTAAGGAAGCTATTGATAATGGTAGCAAAGAAGCTATCAACTCAATGCTGGCAGGTATGATTGATAGTATCACTCAATCTATAGCTGCAGGTATTAAGGCAGAGAGTGATTCTATGACAAAGTTACTGCTTTATAATAATCTTGTACAATCTGATGATAGTACAGGTACTACACTTTACTCTTCATCTGCACTTGACTTTGACTCAACTAAAGCACTCACCAAAGATGAGCTTGATGCTGAAGTGATGCATTATACTGTTAACCAGATGGTGTCCAAGATGGAGCAGATGAAGCTCTTCCTTGGAGATATGCTGTATAGCAAAGATTTGCTTGAGAAGTATAAACGTAATAATGCTGCTATCTCTCCTAAGAAGATATGCTTTGCTGAGACTAAGGATTCTCCTGTTGAAAGAGTAACACAGACAGTAGTACAGGGTGCTGATAATGGGCATTTACTCTATGATGAAAGAACTGGTCGTAAGATACTAAGGACTCTTGTTGTAGAAGACCCTGTTGTCAAGTCAGACCTGTATGATGCTTATGCTGAGGTTATAGATGACCCTAAACCTTATAAGGAAATTACTGAAACAGATGGATTCTGCTTTATCACTATGGATGAGTGGAGAAGGATGTTACTTCGTGTAGGCGAATGGACTGAAGCTCATGAGCTGCTCTATCATTATGAGATGCAGCAGTATCTGGGCAACCTGGTTAAGCAAGGTAAATTTGCTAAAGATGATTTCTATAGATTATTTGGACATAATGAATATGGTAAAGTATATTATGTAGGCAAAGAAGTAAAAGCAAAAGATATTAAGCTGAAGGTTAACTCACTTAAGGCACAGTACTATGGACCTATAGTTGGTGGTGGTAGTGCTATGACAATGTATAAAGCCTCATTCTTCCCTATGCTCCCTTCAGCCTTCATGGATAAAAATGGCAAGATTACAAAGACTTCCATGGCTAAAGTGTACTACGCTGCAATGCTCAATGGTATAGGAATAGTAGGATTTCAATCAGCTAATAAGGGATTAACATCTATAGCTAATCCTAATAATAAGCTATACACTGGTGACAGGCAGTTAAACATTGCATTTGACAAGCCTGAAGAGCTGGCAGATAATATGTCATTTCAGGATACTTACTATGAACATTGGGGTATACAGCAAGATACGGGCTTTGACAGGCATAATGAGAATGTACTTGGTACTCAGATGATGAAGATTATACGCTCTTATATCTATTCTGAAGGTAAGCCTGTTAATGAGAAACAAGCAAGAAGATTAAGAGGGCTTGATGAGCTTAATGCCAGAAGATTACAGTATGGTGTAAAGAATCTTATTAATACACTTGGGCTTACCTATGATAGCCAGCGTGATGTTTATATTATTGATGCAGAATCTCTTGATAGTATTAAAACAAGACTTATAAATGTTGCTGCTGCAAGGGATGTACCTGAGAATATCATAGAGGCTATTAATAACTTGAGCCCTTCTTATGGAGCAGAGTTGATTGTTGATAGAAAGACTATGGAAAAGCTCCTTACTTCTATTGCTAAGAATATGACTATCAGCAGGAAAGTAAGAGGCTCAGCTCCTTATCAAGTACCATCAACACTCTTTGAACCTGATGAGTTTGTAAAGACTAAGACTAAGGAAGGTAACAAGGAATACTTAACATCCAACTTCCTTAAGACTTATAGGAATGAGAATGGTGCCATCACTAAGATGCAGGTTTATCTTCCTTCTTATCTTGAAGGAGTGATTAATCCCAAGAATGTGGATGCATCCCTGCTTCAACTTATAGGATACAGAATCCCAACACAAGCACTTGCTTCTATTGAAGCTATTGAAGTTGCAGGATTCTTGCCTGCACATTATGGAGATGTGATTGTACTGCCTACTGAAGTAGTTGCTAAGACTAACAGTGACTATGATATTGATAAGATGAACCTTATCATACCAAGGTACTATACAGTTAACAAACAACTTGCTGATGGAAGAATAGTAACAGAGCATCATGTTATTAAGGGTACAAAGATTGCTTATGATAGTTATGTAGCTGATGTAGAAGCTCATAATATTGTAAGTGAGAATAGACAGGCTATAATGAGTTTTGATGAGTGGATGGAGCAGTCTATTGAGAATGATATGATAAATACTATATCTTCTATACTCACTGACCCATCTAACTTCAAACATCTTATAGAACCTGTAGGTCCTGGTAATTTAAGTAAGTTACGCAGTGACCTTGACCTGCTCACACAAGGTATCTTTAGAGAGAACTTTGCTACTGATGAGGAATATGAAGCTGCAAGAAAGCAGGCTTTACAGAGAGAAAGTTCCTATGGGTTTGACTCATTCATAAGTCCTACTTTTAATGTTAGATTTGAAGAAGAAGCTATAGAAGGTAAGGAATCTATTGGTATAGTAGCTCTTGCATTAACATTTAAGATTATTTCAGCGGAGCATGAAGTGTCAGTAGCTCCACAAATAGAAGTTTCAAATCCCTATACCAGAGAGACCAGGACAGTAGCTACTTACATAAGGCTTCTTCACAATACAAATGAGAAGGGGGAGATATCTTTATCTAAGCAGACAGATGTAGAAGGTAAGTCTATTAACAATACACTAAGTAAGTATGCATCTCTAACTGTAGATAATATCAAGACTATGGACTTGAAGAGACTTGATGTTACTACAGCAACCTTACCTGTAATAGAATATCTTGTTATGGCTGGTGTACCTGTAGAGACTATCCATCTGTTCCTAAAACAACCTGCTATACAGAGGTTCTTACAGTTACAAGAATATTATGAGTCAGCTACAGCTGTATCTCAGGATGATGATGCTAATGTAAGTATGATACATAGCATGGTTGAGGAAGAGTTTGCTGTTGAGAATATGAGTGCTTATGATATACCTTCTACAGTTGATGCAAAAACTCTTGAAGATGCTATCAAGAAGTTTATACTTAACAAAGGTAGTCTCTCTGCTGAAGCAAAAGCTTTTCAGATTGCTATGCTAAGAGATTACAGACATTATATGAGTGTAGCAAAAGGACTTTCAAGCGCAGTACAGGCTGTTCAGTATGATACTCAATCTGTAGGTAGCTCTATTGGTAGAATCATTTATATGCTTACTCTCAAAGAAAGAGCACTTGAACAGGGTATTATCCAGGGATTTGATAAGATACTTGGATATGCTGGGGAGCATTCTTTTGTGAAACCTTACAGAGAAACTCTTGAAGAAGTACTGAAGATATATCATCCTTACTTTATACAGCTTTACAATGAGCCCTTCTATGAATCTCTAACCGACTTAGCTCGCAAGCTTACATCAAGTGGAACATACTATAGTAAGGATGAAGTAATAAGAATACTTGATAACTATGCATCAGAGTTTATTACTTATCTGATGATGACACGTGAAGTATCCATTAATGGAACGAAGATAAATAAGCCTGTTAGTGAGATGACTGATGCCTTATTTACAGGTGAAGATGCTGTAGGTGCAAGAATAGCAAGAATAAAGGACATTATCAGGCGTGGAGATATGGGTGAACAATTTGATAATGCAGAAGAGTATGCTCTGTATAATAACTACAGTGATAATGCTTTCATACGTAGTATCAGTGCTATCTATGATAGTGAGACTAATATGTGGGGTGTAGTCTCATTTAATAATAAACTTGAAGCTATAGAATCTGATGATGTTACTAAGGGCTGGCAAGAACTCTTTGATGCAGGAGACCCTCTTGCTACAGAGCTGGTCTTACTTGCTATACATCAGACAGGCATAAAGGATGTACCAGGCTCATTAATTAAGTTCATGCCTGCCAATATATATGCAGATATGATTAGTTCAGTACTAAGGACAGCTGATGTAACAATAGACCACAGTGAGATACAATCTTTCCAGAATCAGTTTATACTGAATAATGCACGTAGTAGAGTACTCATGCCTACTATAGTTCCTGGAAAGAGAAGACCTGCTGGGTTTGTTAATACATACATGCATCCTTATGCTAAGGAGAAGGTGCTGAAAAAAGAGTTTCTTGCTAAACATGGTAAGTTAAGTGCTAAAGCTTTAAGTACTAAGATTAGAGAAGCTCTTGCTCGTGGAGAAAAGCCTTACTCAGCTAAATTTAATATCTATGATACTACTACAGGGCAGAGAGTAGAAGGATTTAGAGGATTCTTTAATCCCAGTACCAGGATGTCTGTTGTTGACTATAGGAGAGGGGTATTTGAATATTCTCAAAAACCAACTGAAAATATGGTTAAGAAAGAATCTCCTGTAGACAAGATATTAACAGAAGATGCACAATCTGATGTAGCAACAGATAATCGTGCTTTTGTAATATATACAGTTCCTTCTACACAGTATAAGGATAGAACAAGAGTTAATGCAGCTAAGACAGACATTACTCTGAGATTTGCTGTAGACTTTACAACTGCTGATGAAAAAGCTACTCTTAATGCTATTAGAGAGTTCAGGAAAAAGTATGCTGATATAAATCTACTAGATAACAAACTTACTGTTACTAAAGAAGATATATCAAGAGTAGCTAATGAAATACGCAGGTTAGGCAAGCCTGAAGTAACAATTAATATTGCTGGTAATGCTCATGATACATTAAGTGCTAAGGATATATCACAAGCTGCAATAGATAAGTATATGGAAGAATTTATTTACAGATTAAGAAATGAACTTGGCACTGAAGTAGCTATTCAGGCTATATATAGTGGTGGACAAACTGGTGCAGATGAAGCTGGTACAAAGGCAGCCTTGAAAGCTCAGATTCCTGCACGTATATATGCTACAGAAGATTTAAGGACTAAAAAAGGTTCTGGTATAACAGCCTTTACAGATAGATTCAAGGATGTTAAGATTGATGACGAGGATGAATCTAATGATAGTCAAGTACCTTTCTGCATCATAGGATTGTAATATATGGTGGTAACATATAAAGTTTTATCTTTGTAATATAAACTCATTCATATGGCAACAAGCTGTCAATTTAGAGGTAGTGAAGCATCAACTAAAGCATGGTTCAGGACAAGAGGCTTGATAGATAAGTATTTAAACATTCTTGACCTTCCGGGGTTTAGAAGAGAAAATACTAAGTGGAGTAACTATGCTAAGACTAAGTTTAATATAGAAGGCAGACTTTTCTATGAGGAGAACAATGGCACCAAGGCTGTACCTAATAAGGAAATGTTTGAGAAGATAGATAAAGCTAAGAAAGATAATGGTACATATTACAGTATACAAAGTACAGCACAGGAGCCTGTAGTTATTGCCAAGTCCTCAGATATAGAAAAGCAGATGGCAGACTTACTCAAAGCTCTTGGTATATCTACTGAAGTTGTTGACAACATCACTGATGCAGCTGGTAATAAGATACATGCACTTGCTAAGATTGATATTTTCAAACAAGTGCTTCAGGTTGTTCATGGAGAAATAAGCCCTCAGGTTATCTCTGAAGAAGCTGCTCATGTGTTCTTTAAGTTATTGCCAGAGAATCATCCTCTGCGTAAAAGTGCTATGGAGAGAGTTACTCAAACTCAGATGTATGCACAGATTAAGCAGCAATATGCTGAGGCATATAATCATGATGAGCAAAAGATAAGGGAAGAAGCTGTAGGGCATCTTATTGCTCAGGAAGTAGTTAAGCTGTATAACAAGACAGTTGAAACTGCATCTACAAAATCCTGGATACAGAAGTTATTTGAAGCTATAACTTCATTTCTTAAAAATAGGTTTGCTCACTTGCCATCATCATCCTTTGATGATATTATGGCTCCATACAGAGAAATAGCTCGTAAGATGGTTAATAAGGATATAGATGAGCTAAGAACCATTGATGAAGTAAAAGGGCAGTATAGTCATCCTGATGAGTTCTACTTCTATAATCTAAGTCCAGAGGTAAAAAAACACCGGGAGGCTTTAATTACAGCTATTAAGAATCCACCTGTTACTATACGTTCAAGGCGTGATGAAAATGGTAAGGTCATTGAAGAGTATGTTAAGGCTGATGGTACAGTAGTTAAGCATAGGGTTACTGACTATGTTAAGGCAATGTACAGGCGTGTGTTTGGTGATGAGCCTGCTACACTTGAAACAAGAATACAAGCTGCCAGAGGTACGTATATTCATGCTATCAAGCAGATAACTATGCAGATGCTCATAGAGGGCAGGACAATAGCACCTAACAACAGGACTGTGCTTAATGAAATAGCTGAGAAGGCAAGATTACAGGCACTTGAGAAAGGTGATGTAGCTGATATAGCAAGTAAGATTGGTGATACACTATTTGAGCTGGGTAATGATAAGGCAACACACTATTCATCTCTAGGTGTTCTTGTTGAATCTACCAAGCAAGTATACAGTACAATACAGAGAAACCAAGAGAGGATAAATAAGTTAACAGGAGATAAGGAAGGTAAGGCAACTATTATTCCTGAAGCTGTAGTATATGATGAAGCAAAGGACCTTGCAGGTACAATAGACTTGCTTGTAGTATATAGTAATGGTGTGATAGGAAGATATGAATACAAGACAATAGATTTTACAGGTAAAGGATATATCTCTGACCTTAAGGTAAGAGGTTATGAAATACAGACATCCTGGTATTCACGTATACTTGTTGAAGCATATGGAGCTACAGACTTTGCAGAATCTGTAGTTATACCTACTGGCGTATGGAATATTCGTGGTACTAATAGAGTACTCAGAGTAAGTGAGGTTCTTAGTGAGGCAGAGGCTAAGGATAAACCATATCTTGAGCATATACCTATTAAGAGCTTCACTATGGATGAGGATGTGAATGAAAGTTTGAAGAAGCTATATGCTCAGCAAGATTTACTTCAGGCTAAGTTAAAAGTAGACCCTTATGGCCCACAAGCTGATACTATCAAGGTCAAACTGCGCAGGATAGAAGATGCTATCAAGAAGATAGCTCTGTATAATGACTTCAACTATATTGTCACTATGGTCAACGATATATCTAAAGACTATAGTACAAGAAGAAAACTTGGTAAAGGTTCACCCAGAGCTATTGACGAGGAATACCTTAATGATATACTCACTGAGTTGAATGTATATAAAGATATTCTGTCTAATGTGCTTTACAGGTCTAAGTCTATCAAGCTCACAGCAGCTGAAGAATCTAAGATGAATGAAGCTATAGGGCAGATAGAAGGACTACTTTATGCTGTTAATGGTAGTATGATTGACCTGGTTAATGCTTCTACACGTGAAGGAGGAGATATAAGGAGACCTGGTAGAGCTATTAGTGCTCTTGGTAGAATATTTAAGAGCCTTAGTGAAATAGACCATCCTGCTTTTAAAAAGCTTAATGAGATTATGCGTAATGTATCTACACAGGCATTTAATGATACACAGAAGGTAATAGAAGAAATTACAAAGAAGAGAGAAGCTCTTAAGCAATGGGCTGAAGCTAATGGTATGTCTCTTATGGATGCTTACAGGAAGTTAATAACAATAAGGACACTTCCTGATGGTACCAGGGAAAAGCAACTTATTACAAAGTATAGTGCTAAGTACTGGCAAGACCTGGCTAAGGCACGTAGAGAAAAGAGACTACAGTGGATGCTTGCTAATACTAAGTTAGAGACACGTAATGGCAGAATTTATTATAATGAAGCTACAGAGAAAGTATTTAAGGATAAGAGGCAGAAGTATATTGAGATGCTTGAGTCCAGATATCCTGGTGAATCTGGTGCACAGACAAGAAAGTTATTACTGGATAAGTGGGATGCTAAATATAATGTAACAACACATCCAGATACAGCTGTATTCAATCCTAAGAACTGGCTTATCAACCCTAAAGAATCTGAAGAGTACTTATCGGATGAGTGGAAGTATATAAGAAACAACCAGCCTCTTATGGATTTCTATAATATGCTTGTTAAGTATAACAGGCAGTTCGCTGCAATGACATCAAGAGATATAAGCATCACCTTCATACCTAATGTTGTCAATGATATGATTAGCAGGATTGGGCAGAATGGTATTGCATCACTTGGTTCTATGAAGATGAACATACTTGATTCTCTTGCAGTACAGCAGTCAGATACTATTCGGGGTAATATTGACCCAGATACAGGTAAACCAATTGCTGCTATACCACTGCTGTACACTACTAACATAGACCCTGATAGTAAGAGTGATGACCTTGCTACTAATCTTATACTCTTTGCTAAGAGTGCATACTCTTATAAATATCTTTCTGAGACAGAAAATCTGGTGAAGAGCATAAGAGCTATTATCTCAGGGCCAAGATATGCAACTAATGTGGCGGATAATAAAGGTAGGCCGTTAAGAAATGAATCTGGTAAGTTACTTGAGATGAGTGGTATGCCTGCTGATGACCTTGCTTTATTTGATAAGTTTGTAAATGCTCTATGGTATGGACAGAATGTACAGGGAGACTTTACAGCTAATGTACTTGGTAAAGAAATATCTCTTGCTAAGACCATTGGGTTCTTGCAGAAGTTTATAACCTTTAAAGCACTTGGTCTGAACCTATTTAACTCTCTGGGTAATGACCTTGGTGAAGTAGGCAATGCCTGGATGGTAGCTTCTGAAGGAAGGTACTTCAATAAAGGTGATATTAAGTCTGCTATTAAAGACATAACTGAAGGTAATGCTGACTTTGTTGAAGCAGCTGAGAGGATATTCAATCCCCATACTCATAATGTAATTGGTGAGCAGGTTAATAAGATAGCTGCTACATCTATTGAGAGAGCTTTAACAATGGATAATGCTCTTATACTTATGAAAGAGCCTGGTAAGATGCTTAATAGAGTTGTGATGATGGCAATGCTTAACCATTATGGAGTAGATGCTGATGGTAATATTGACAGGCTTGATAAGATAAGGAAGACTAATCCTAATGCACAGTCATTAAGGGCTATGTTAATACGTGATGCCGATGGAAATATAACTCTTAAGGGTGTTAGTGAAGCAGAGATTATGAGGTTTAGACATAGAATACAGAAAGTAATCAATTATACACGTGGTGAAACTGCTGAACATGACATTAGAGCTATCAATACAACCATAGCTGGTAGGTTACTTATGCACTTTAAGAATTGGATTCCTGGACTTTATATGTCCCGATTTGGAGATTTAAGATTTGACGAAACACTTAATGATTTTGATGCAGGTAGGATGAATATAACCTATCATCAGATAATAGATGGCGGATTAAAGAATGCTGTAGCAGAGGTAAAAAATTTATTGGGGGAGGTAATTACGGGAGGATACCTTTTTGGAGGTATTAACAAGATGAATATGGCAATTGCCGAAGCAAATTACAGGAAGTACATGGCTGAGCATCCAGAGTTAAGTAGGGAATCATTTACTCTTGAAGATTATAAGGAACTTGTAAGGTCTAAACTTAAGGGTGCTGTCACAGAGCTAAGGATGATACTGGCATTTATTGCTCTTGTGCTTGGTGCTAAAGCTGCTATACCTGACGATGAAGAAGATGAACTGTTAAGTAGCCTATCAAGAAGCAGCTATTTACTTGCCAACAGAACATCTCTTGAGTTCTTATTCTTCTATTCACCTAAGGCTATGAGTCAGCTTATAACCAGCCCCTTTACTATGTATGGTCTTGTTACAGATGTTGGTAATATGGCTTCTAACTTTGTATCAGAGACATATAAAGCTCTTACAGGTACAGAAGACCCTTCAGATAGGTCACCCTTTGGGTACTATTTTGTAACAAGGTTTATACCTGGTGGTAGCTCTGTAACCAAAGCTCTTGACATCTATAACTCATTCAGAACTAAATAAGTGGAAGGGTGTAATTACAATGTAATTACACCCCCACGTTATTATACAAGTTCTATGTGTGGATATCTACTCTTAATATAACGTGCTATTGTTTTAGCAGCTCTCTTCTTATTACTACAATAAAATACAGTGTTCAAAGGGTCACCAACAACTTTGTAGGGTTTCTTACGTGCATCTCTCTTCTTAACAATAGCAAGCCATTTCATAGCAATTTCTCTGGCTACTCTATCTTCTTTAAATAGCAGAGCATAAGTTGTTAAAGGTTTGGGTTCATTACTTGCGTACATCATAAGCAGTTAAATTTTTAACATGTTCAACTTCTTCTTTTGTATATACACCATAGGTTAGATAAATCCACGAGACAAGCATTTCTGCTTCTTTATCAGTTAATCCTTTCTCTTTAGCATATTTCAAGCATTCATTAAACACCTGTTCTCTCTTCTCCTTAGTTGTAAGAAATATCTTCTTAAACTTTGGCACATTGTAATAAATAATAGGAAAGTGATTAATCTCTCCCTGCTTACTAACGAACATTCTTGTTAGTTCTTTTTCTATCTCTGTCATAGCTTTCTGTTTTAGCTGTTACCACCTTATTTCTTTCTTATTACAAGCAGATAAATACTTATTACATGCTCTGAAATGTCCGCACCCTTTGAATGGAGTACTTGTCTTATCATATCCAAGGGGTGATGGATGAGATGCTTTCAGGCATATATGACCTGGATTTATAATCATAGGAGCCATACTCTGTGCATAGTTACCCCATAACATCCAAACAAGTATAGGTTTAGTATTGAGTGCTTTTGTAACTATTCTAGTAAATGGCTCCCATAGTTTAGTATGTGTACCGGGTTTGTTGCGTACAACTGTATGAGCTACATTTAATAGTAGTACACCCTGTTGTACCCATGAAGTAAGGGATATATCTTTACAAGCATCTTCACCATATTCAGCTCTAACCTCAGCGATAATATTCACAAGGCTTGGACTAATAGTTTTAGTTGTAGGGTTATTACCAAAAGCATGTCCCATGAATACTTCAGGCTGTGGATAAGGGTCTTGACCTATAATAACCACGTTGGTTTTATAGAATGACAAATCTCTGAATATTTTGAGTATCAGTGAAGACCCTAATGGTGGTTCTACAGGTAAGTACGCTCTTTCTGAAAGTACCTTTCTGCTAATAGAAGCAAGTATTAACCACACATTAGGGTCTGCTGATTCTAATGCCTCACACCAATCTTCAGAGAAATACTTTTTAAGTTCATTCATACTTCTGAGTCTATAAGTTCATTCTCAATCACGGGCTTACTATCAAGTTCCATATCAGGACTAAGGTCAACTCCAAGAAATTTACTAAGTTCTTTACGTAGTTCTTCGCTCTTATGAAGTACACTATTTACTTTTTTCTTGAGTTCCTTGTCTGTATAATATAGACCAGCCATGTACTTAAGTTGGTCAGATACTTTAGAGTACTGGCCATTAAGTACCGCATCAACGTCACTAAGATGCTTATCAGGTATAGCGTAATAATAGCCAGTATGATAGGAATCAAGCTCAACACAACCAATATAGAAAGGATGAGCTTTGAGAAGTCTTTCAGTAAGTAAGTAAGTTTCATGGCTTGAAAATAAATATTTTAATACTAATAAGTTTTTATACTCGCGATGTATGTATGCATTAATGAGATACCAATGGTACAACATTGCAGCATCCGTATATTGTGGTGCATATAAAAGAGGTGTAAGATACTGAGTTACTTTATTTCTTTCTGATACAATAAGAATGTAAGAATGTTCTTCTTTCTTAACTATAGAGCTTATTCTATAAGGTATTATGTAAGGTATAGCATGTCTTGTATCAAATACTACTTCTATAACACCACCCCTTGTTATGAGAGGATTATTACCAATGTACAATTTTTCAATAGCATCTTCTTTGTCTCTTCCTTCTGTAATTAGTGGCGAGGATATAATTACTCTTGTTGCATTAAGTACTACAGCATTTACTCCTTTAACATCTGTCTCACCACTACTTGTTACTCTCATAATCTCCTTGCTTTAGTGGTTAATACTAAGCTTCTTTTACAATACTTCACGTTGTAAATCTCTCATTAAATCATCAAGTTTTCCTATTAGCTCATTCTTTATACTTTCAGCTTTTGTGTATTTTCCATTGGCATATAAATTTTGCATATATTCTATATCTTCGATAAACTTAGCTAAATTTATCGAAACTTCGACAGCTACTTTCATGTACTTCTATATTTAAAATATTTATACTTACTATTGGTCAAACTTCATTTGTTTGTAACATATTGTACATATGATTTTACCATCAACCACATCTATCTCTCGTGGTATAAAGCACTGGCAATATTCTTCTTTTGGCATGCTCTCCAAAACTTTATACACCATCTGCTTTAACTTCTCTTTGAGAAGCTCAAAGTCACTATAACCCATTTTCCCTTCTGCTGATTGTACCATAAACTCTTGAGCAGTCTGCTCAACTAATTTATTTATATCTTTTTCTTCCATAGTTTTAATAGTTTAATGTTATACTTAATCACACTTTTTATATTTATAAATAACTTGTTCGAATAACTTCAGTTTAGCAATATCATTCTCAAGTTCTTTAATTTTAGATAGTACTGATTCAAGTGTGTCCTTTCTTCTTTTCAATAGTTTTCTATATGCTGGAGTCTTTGATGCCTCAAGAGTTGTGTAAAATTCCTTATCACTATGCCAGAAATATTGCGGGTAATCCGGGTTATCATTAAGCATTGCAACATATCTAAACATTTCTTTATTATCTGCCTGGGTCACAAGTAATCTACATGGCTCATGGTCTCTACAATTTCGGCATTCTATATCATATAATATACAACCCTTATCATCTATAACATTACGAACAACATATCGAAATGTACCACCCTTCAGTAGGTCATATCCATACAATGTGTCACCGACTTTTAGCTTTATTCTTTTTTCTTTATTCATAAGCTACCAGATTTAGTGGGTTCTTGACAATCTTTTATGAGCATATTTAACTTATTTATATCTTCCTCAAGCTCTTCAGCTTGCTTTTTCAACAACTCAAGTTTTTCTCCCTTGTGTCTTAGCATATGATTATATGCTGCAATTTTTGCATCTATAATAGTTAAGTAATATTTCTCATCTTCATGCCAGATATACTTACGTCCATCCTCATCCTCATCCTCATCCTCATCCTCATCGTCTAAGTCTATGTTAATTATTGTAGCATATTGAAATTTTTTCTCGTCATCAATTTGAGATATAAGTATCCTGCAATATTCTTCAGGGTCAGAATTTGTATATTCTATTTCATAGAGAATAGCATTTCCATAGTCTCTAATACCACAAACAGTATAAGTAGATATGTCATTCTTTATTGGTGAATACCCATACAGTATGTCACCAATTTTAAGTTTTATTATTTTTTCTGTATCCATAACTTAATTTTTTAAAGGTTATCATTTTCTATGACATCTAAAGAACCACTTAAATCTTTACCAACTATTTTATAGTCCCCCATTGCAATACTCATATACAACATATTAAGTATATAATTACTGTTAGGAACAATCTGGTAAATATTCCCATTACTTAAATGAATAAGAATAGTTATCCCTTTAATTTCATTTTTAAAATTTTCAGAATCATTATTACCATCAGACTTCTCACTGGAAGTAACTTCCTTTTGTGCTTTACTCATAATAATTTGATTTTTTTTGGTTTGTATATTCTTAATTTGGGGTAACGTTGTAAAAGATGTTCCCAATTAAGTTTTTCCAACATTTCTGCATTACAATATTTTATAAGTCTGGGATGATTACTCAGCAGCGTATTCCAGTGATAATTATCCAATTTGTTCCAATCACAATACTTTGCGTATTGTGACTGATAAGATAATAAAACTGACCATTCATAACCATCTATTTCATCCCAATTACAATGCTTTGCAAATTGTGTATATCCATGCCTAAGTCTCCACAACCTAAAATTAAGTGGGCATTTTTCAAAAACCTCCTGCAATGTTTTACAGGAATAGTTAAATTTTATACCTTTCTTGCAAGCTCCATTGACTTCCCACTCTTTATGTAGCTCTTCGAGTGTATTAAAGGTTTTCATAATTCACTTTTTAATTTAACTTTTTATTTAAAAATCTTTTGGTACATATTTCTCCCATTTATCCTTATGCTCGGAACAATACAGTACTAAAAATTTTAAATATCTCCAGTTAAATTTATCAGGGTCAAACCACTTATCAAAATCATTATTAATATGATGCTTCTTACCAAATATGATTTTATCAGTCCTCCATTTATTTCCATCAGGGTCTTTAATTACCTTAGCATCTTCTGGTATAGTTACCTCTCTAATCCATGTACCATAATCCAAAAATTTTACTAAGTTTTCATAGTCTGTGAAATAAAATCCACCAGGAACGCATGAAGCGGTAGAGTCGTCATTAAATTCTTCTTCAAGAATGTTTAACCCATCCTCGTATGGGTAACCATGATGAATTTCATCTTTATTGGTTACCTTGTAGTAGATTTTAGTATAATCAAATTCTTCGTTCATATTTTTTTTATTTTAAATTCGTACATAGTTTTAAGTTTTAAATATTATTTTTAAGCCAATTAAACGCCCATTTAATCCCAGCTTTTAAGCCATCGTAATAATCCTCACTTTCATAGCCATAAGGTATGAGCTCATTTATTTGTTCTTCTACTTCAGCATCAGTTGGTAATTTCTTAATAATGCTTTCTATTACTTCATCAGCCATAGCAATTAAGGCATTAACGACGTCTTTCCTATCAAAATCAACTCCAAAGGTAGCTGGTGTATCTTTAGCAGTTATAAATTCAGAACACATTTGTTCTGCAAGCTGTTCGATTTTTTCCTGTGTCATAGTTTTAAATTTCTTAAAGATTATCTGTAATTAAATCAAGCAAAGTTTGCATACCTAATCTAATGCCCTCTCGCAAATCCTCATTCTCACCCCCACTTAAATCAACCCATGGTATTAAGCGCTCCAACTCATCCTGGTCTGGAAGTGATTGCTTCACTTTTTCCATTGTTTCATAATGCATAGCAAGTAAAGCATCAATAATGTCTTCTTTTTCAACACTAATACCAAATGTTACCCTAATACCAATATGCTCATAATATACTTGCATCGCAAGATTATCTATTTCTTGTGTTTTCATAGTTATGCGAATTTACTTTTTAAGTTTTTTATAGAAGTTCTTCAATGCAGGTTGATGCTTGACCAAAAATTTCCAATCTTTTTTACGCAATATAGTGAATTTATAATATTCAACAAATTGCGGTCTTTCAAGCAATAATACAATCCAATCAAATCTATCTAATTTCTCCCAATTACAAATATTTGCAAATTGTGGTTGATGGGATACCAGATAAACCCAATTATATCCCTCAAGTTTATCCCATTGACACAGTTCAGCATATTTAGGCTGATGTGATAAAAGACTTGCCCAATCTATTCCACTTAATTTATCCCATGGACAATGTTCTTCAAACTGAACATAACCTCTGGAAAGTCTCCATAATCTTAATTTGAGTGGACACCTTTCAAATACTTCCTGTAAATTCTTACAATAATGATTGAATTCCTTACCTTCTTCACAAGACTCATTTATTTCCCACTCTTTATGGAGTTCTTCAAGTGTATTAAAGGTTTTCATAATTCACTTTTTAATTTAACTTTTTATTTAAAATCTTTAAAGCATATTTTCGCCATTTATTTTTATGCTCGGAACAATATTCTTCTAAATATTCTGCATATTCCCAATTAAATTTTTCAGGGTCAAACCATTTGTCAAAATGTTGTGGACAATACACAACTAAATAATATGAATATTCCCAATTAAACTTTTCAGGGTCAAACCACTTATCAAAATATTTTGAACAATACATAGCTAAATAATGTAAATATTTCCAACTATATTTTTTAGGATTGAACCATTTGTCAAAATCATTTTTAATATGATATTTTTTACCCAATATAATTTTATCTGTCCTCCATTTATCACCTTCAGGGTCTTTTACCACTCTTGCATCTTCTGGTATTGTTATTTCTCTAATCCAAGTACCATAATCGAAAAATTTGGGCAAATTTTCATAATCGGTAAAATAAAAACCACCAGGAACACAAGAAGCAGTTGAATCATCATTAAATTTTTGTTTAAGAATGTTTAACCCATCCTTGTACCGGTAACCATTATGAATTTCATTCTTTTTAGTTACTTTGTAATAAGTTTTACTGTAGTCAAATTTTTCTTGTGCCATAATTTAATTTTTTAAAGTTTATCCTTAATGGCATTACTTATTTATCCCAATTTCCAAATTCAATATAATCAGACCATGGTTCAGGAATTTCCATTATTTCATTGTTCCTAACAAAAAAGTTTTTGCTTGTAAAATTATTTTCACAATTAATGTAAACTCCTTTTATTTTGGAGCTTTTCAATCTTGCTAATGAGTATATAACTATTTCTAAATCAGTCCCATACTCTTTTACCCAATTTTCCAAAAACGTTTGAAAAGTAGTTGTTTCCATAGTATCTTATATTTAATGTTATTGGTACTATTTTAATTATAATTTTTTAACCAATGAATACGAATATTTATACTCCATAAACACTTCAAACCCATTACTAAAATATAGATTTACTGCTTTATAATTAGCTTTTTCAACCATTAAGGTAATAATGCTTAATTTTAACTTGTTTTTTACATAATCAAATATTTTATTGAGTAATTGTTTTCCATAACCTTTTCCTTGAAAGGGTTCAAATACTTCCAGATTACAAACTGATACGTAATTTTCATCAAAAAATTCATCTGGCAATTCAATGCTAAGTTCAGCTCTTGCAATCCAAGTACCATCTTCAAACAGTTTAAGTGAATGGTTTTTATTTGCAAGCTTATAAGCTTTAAGTGTTTTCATACTATACAGTATACATAGTATTAAGGTAATATGTTTAGATAGTGAGTAACAAAGAAGTCATAAGCAGATAGCCCTGACTTCCTTACTTTCTCGTTGAATGTATTTACCATCTCTACTATGATAGCTTTGTTCTTTCTCATAATAGTAAATATCCTTGGGTCTTCACAGTTGTCAAGATAACATACATAGATAGTTTCGGACTTTGTTATGAAAGGCCAGGTTAAATTTTCATACTTATCTTTATGAGTAGAAATCTCCTCCTTTAGGATATTATAGATTTCCTCATAAGGTGTTGGGGTAGTTACTTTAGGTAAATCTTTTGTGTTCATATTTTAACTTTTTAAGGACGTTCATTATATGCATTTATTTGAGCCTTATCAATCTTTTTTGGTAGCTCTTCAGAATAGGCATTGCCAATATTAATATGTTTTCCTTCATAAAATAAAAGGGTATATACATCCATTATATCAGCAGGAATATGAAAATAATCTCCCCCGAAGCAATAAACAAAGGTAGCCTCGTTATTTTGTTGCTCAAGGAATGTAACTTTATCTGTGTCAATAATAAAAGTTTTTTTGCTAAACTGCGAATAAATTTCAATTTTCTTCATGATTGAACTGTTTTAGATTATACATTAAATATGTTAGATGCCTCATAACCAGCTTTGCTTAGTATATCTTTTATTATATTATCAGCATATTCCTTTTTTAATTGTTTTAAAATTTCACTTCCAATTAAAGAATCTGAAGAAAACGTATTCTTAAGCGAAAAATCAAATTCTTGGCCATTTTCTTTTGTTCCTTTAATGCGTATATGCCGTAAGTGATAAGGTAGAATTTCTATGAATTTCTTTATTAATTCATAAAGCTCTTGCTTAGCTTGGTAGGTAGCAAGCGCATCAATAGCCTCATTTAATCTGTTGGTTTCCATAGTTGTAAATTTTTAAGATTAATAACCTAATTTATCTGGGGTTGTAATTAACCATTTTTATATACTATCTCCAGGATTCTGGGCAGATAACAATTACAGTAGCCCCTTCACGTTCTAATACATACTTATGTCCAGGTTGTCCTTTTAAATCATTAAAGTAACATTCACTTATATAAGCATGTTCAATTTCAGGTAATTCATTTTGGCAATCTTCTACTTCTTTCTTATCTACTACCTCAAAATCAGTTGGAAGTACTAATTTACTTCCTAAAGGTGTTATTACAGGTAATCCTTCTTGATTCCCCCAATGACAAGATATTAGAAGACTAGACTCTGGATATATAACTATGCCAGAACTTTTATTGGTAACATCATATAGTCTTTTCATAAGGTAAAGATTTAAAGAGATTTAAGAATACTCTTTAGCTCATCTTCTATATTTTCAAAAGATAAGGCTAAAATACATGAGGCAAAAGCTAATGTTTCACCTGAATATCTCTTACATAATTCTCTGTAAGCTTCTGATTTTTTGTCACAGGAGAATACCAACTCTGCACAAAGGTCAATAATCTCATCCTTTGTTTCTTTAGGAATATCTAAGGCTTCCCAAAGTGTTTTTTCTTTTTCTATAGTAATATATTTTAGTTATTTTTATTTAAGGTAGCATTGCAACATATCTTAATACAGTCTTGTCAGGTGTAATATCATTATCTCTGTAATGAACCATATATCTGTCAGATGTATTATTAAGTTCAGTACTCCACCTATATCCTGTTACTGGATTATAGATGATGTCAAGAATTTTAGCCAGTAATGTCTTTCCGCACAATCCTAATATTACAGCATTACCCACATCCATTTTGATATATATCCACTGTAATATCTTCTTACCTATACTATTAGGAAGTACATGTAATTGCCAGGCTGCTATGTGACGTGCATAAGCAGGGAATAACAACTTAGCCCATTTATTGTAGGTTTTTTTGCCACAGAAAGATTCATCAAGACGGCTTAACATATATAGTTCTTCTCTGTCTAACCTGAATATTACCCTTACTGCATAGTTCCATAGCATAGTAAAGAACATCTGGGGTATCATAATAAGATAATAGATGAAGTTCCATATCCTACTTGATAATATTATCCTTGCTGATTTAGAAAATAACTCTTCTGAGTTTTTAACTACATCTCTTAGCACAATATTTTCCCATATCCACATATCAATAGTTCTGTTAAATTTATCAGATACTGCCCACTTCCTAAACCTTATAAATAGTCTTGCGTAAATTTTAAATGCTGGGTCATCTATTTCACGGTATGCTTTACTCATTGCCATCACCCAGTAAATAGTATGGTCTCTTGAAGTATCATAGTGGTCTTGACAGGTTGGATGTCTATATAGGCGCATAGTTTTTTCTGCAACATTAAATGTTGCAGTATGCAGAAGTGAATGAGCATATTCAGGTTTACCTGTAGCCATATACATTAGAGCTAATGTGCCTATGCTATCTCCCTTACCTTCATCTACAGTATTAGATGAGTCAAGGATAAAACCATAATTGTCAATATATCTTGCCATATACTCTCTTATTTGGGTTAAACATAAACAAAGGAGAGAGCACATGGCCCTCTCCTATGGTTAATAAAGTGCATACTCCTTACTTTTTAATACTGCATATACAGTCTCAATGTAATAAGGAGGAAGATTGTATCTTTTCATACACAAATCCATATATTTGCGTGCTGCAGGTAACTGTTCCTTTCTGGTGCAATCGTTAATTACACGCAGGAGCTTAATTACAATATCATTCAATGTCATGGCTGTAATGAGTTATAACTATGGCAAAAGCTTCTGATTTAAGTATTTGCTGTACAGACCATCTCTTGCCTACCCAGAAGTGGCGTGTAAATGCTGCTTTATCCAGCAAAAAAGCCTGATATAGTTCATATGTATTGGACAGGTCAAGGTCCGGTGGATATACTGCTCTGGTAATAACTATGTCATCAACAGTCTTATCATTATCTGCCACTAACCTCCAGAAGTCTCTCATACAATCATCCAAGCCTACAAGTGAACTCTTATACAGAGCAATGTATACATCTTGAGCATTCTCAGTCCATTCCTCAGGATTATTTAATCTTATAAAGCTACCCCAATGCGGGTCATCATCTTGTGGTACAGCTTGTGATGGGGAAAAGCCACGAATTTGAGAAAATACAGTTAAAGAAGTTAATGCAAATAGCATTAAAAGAAATAATCTTTTCATAATACAAAACTTTAAATTGTTAATACTTGGTTATTCAAGGTCTTCTGGACTTATGAACACCTCATCATTTATTGAGTTAGGTGCAGAAGTCCAATCATTTGTTTTAATCCTTCTAATAGCTTCAGCAAGCAATGACTTGATAGACTTGCCTTCTTTAGCATCATAATAGAATATAGTATGAGCAAGCTTTGGTGGAAGATAATATGCTGTAACATTTCTTCTTCCTGTCTTCTCTATTGCTATGAAAGCAGAAGTACGTATCATTGGTTTTGAGCTATCTGAAGATAAGTGCTTGGTTAGAAGGTACTCATAGAAAGCCAGTTGATAATGTAGACTATACTTCTTGATGCTGGTTATAAAATCACCTGTATAAGTCTTTATATCAACCACACGATATGAACCGTCCTTGTACTTAATGACCATATCCAGCAATCCCTTGATTGGATATTTATCATAAGTCTCTTCACAGACATACTCTCCTACAAGGGGCACTTGATACTCAATAGATTCTACATCTTTGAATATCTCTGACCCGGTCTTGAAAGATTCATATGCTTCAAGTAACTGCATGGCTTTCTCATGGTCATCTCTTGTGATGATGACTCTATCTGTTGACTCGGCAATGTACTTTACATCAATATAAGATTTTGCCTTAGCAACAGCATTAAGTATAGTAGCAGCCTTCCATGATGGATTAAACCCAACCCTATCCCTTGCTGTAAAGATGAGAGTTTCTTCATCCAGACCAGAGTCTTTATTCTCAATCTTCAACCTTACAATCTCATCAGCAAAGTCTTTCATACCTGGTGTTAGCCTCGGCAAGTCCACAATGATAAATCTATCTTCTACCTCTTCAGGACTTGTGATAAGAGCATCTACATAAGACCCAAAGTCAAGTGCCTGACTCTTTCTCTCCTCTTTGTTAGTTAACATCTCATATACTCCATAGGGGTCCTTTGCTAATTGTATTAGCATGCTTGCATTGATACCCTCAATTTTGGAGTATTCTTCATACTTACTACTCTTACTCATTGGTTGTTTGCTTTAAATTATTACCTATTGTTATTACTTCAGTTGCAATTTTCTCAAGTACTTCAGGACGAATTACATGAAGTAGCTTATCAGCCAGTCCATCCACACGTTCAACAAGTATGCAGGAGTCATTACCACTTGTAGCAAGTTTCTTATTCATAACTTTTGCTGAGTAAATTAAGTTTCCTACTACATTCCGCATAAGCCTATTAATGTACTTACCATACTTAAGGAAGAACGTGTCAACATAGATGATGTTAGAGTATTGCATAGATAATGTAAAATGGTTGCTGTACTGATGCTTTGCTACGTATGCTTTTAACAATATAAAAGGCATTATTATCCTTGGGATATAAATCTTCTTATCATCCACAATGAGATAATCAAATGCATTATTAATAATGATGGGAGCACTTTGAGTTCCTGCCATATACATAGCACCACATGCTGTTACTGCTACCTCTCCTAATGTTAAAGGGCTGTGAAGTGGAAAGATAGCACGCTGCTCAGGTTTAACTGAAACTGCTAATCTGGGATAACTTAATCTGGTAACCTCACTAGATGTAGTAGCCCATTCGTATGGTCCTGGTAATATGATAGCTTCCCAATTAGTAATCTTTATTGTACTATCTGAATAATAACAGATGCTATACCTCTTTGGTAGTTGACTGGTTAATATATAAAACATAGGATACCTTGGATGGCCTTCTCTGTCATAATCAACAAGTACACTACCATTAAGACCTGATATCATAGGAACCTCAGCTTTGTCCGAGGCTCTAGTTACGCGCTCTGTGCTGACAATAACCCGTGCTCTACTATTCATTTTGTCAATATCAACCATTTTATCATCCTCATAAGGCGCTCTGATTATCTTGGGTGCTGTTATCATGGGTAAAATCCTCCAATGTTAATAGTTTACGTGTAAACATCATACCCTGTTCAGAATAATATACAGGTACTACATAGTCACTGCCGTGTTTATATGCTATGAAAGCAGTTATTCCATGCACAATCTTTGCAGCTATATTAGCTGCAAAGTGTGTAGTAGACTTGAATGAACATGGCAAGTCCATACCTTCACCTTCAGCAAATAGACTTCCTTTATAGAATTCTATAATTCTATCATATACATCTGCAGGTACAGAATTTGGTCCTGATACAAAGTAAATCTCAAAAGACTCTGCAGTTAGTCTTGCATCTATGAGCATCCCAATCTCTTCTGTATGAGTCATGTTTCTCCATGTATCATACAGAGTTTGCCTGGATGTAATGCTGTCTGTAGCTGCAATGACTATATCATAATCACCTACATGATAATCACGTTCAATCCAATTAGCACGTGATTCTACAACTATATTTGAAGGAGCATATAGTGCAATAGCTCTACCTATTGCATTTACCTTGAGGCTCCCCACATCTCTTATTGAATATAGCTGTCCTGCCAGATTCAAAGGTGATACATAATCAAAGTCTACAAGCATTATTCTGTCGAATATGCCTGTTCTTGCAAGAAAGAGAGCTGTCCATGAGCCTATGCTACCAACACCTACTATAGCTGCACTTAGTTTATCCTGGGATGACTTTGCCCAGGGTGCAGCGCTAAATCTAAATGTATGCTGTTGTTCCATATGAAAGTAGTTTAATAATCAAATCCTCGTCCATATAAGTCTCTCCATACAGAGTCTTCATGGGTAAGACCCGTTGCTTTATTTATTTTCGAGCCTTTTGTAGTATACTCTTTCACTGGCTCAGGCTGCCAATGATAAGCAGGGTTATAACCTGTATTATAAGAAGGATACTTGGGTTTGCTGTTTGTTGTAGCCATGACAGAGAGAGCTTCTGTGAAAGCATTTTCTTCAGGTTCTTCCATTTCTACATTAACATCAAATGTCTCTATTCCTATTGTTTCCTCAGTAGATTCTTCTGTAGCAATAGTTTTTCTTAGTGGTTCTCCTGTGATAGGATTCTTACACTCAGCATAACCTGTTTTTCTTATCACTACACTCTCTTTAACTGGAATAGCTATCTTAGCTACTACGTCAAGATTATTGTTTACAATGACAGACAGGTATGTTTCATACACGTCAACATTATTAATAAGTTCAGTTGTATCTGTAGTACTGAAGAATACAGCCATGGTGTTATGAGAATGTATCAATCCATACTTGCACTCTTGCAAGTGTTCGTATTTATCGTACAGTTCAATAAGCTCTTTCTCCAGTGTTGCAGATACAGCTGCTCCTGTGCCTGTAGCAATAGGGATAAGCTCAACAGCAGTCATAAGAATCTCTACTTTACCTTTGGTTGGTGAAGATACTTCTGACTTGTAGAATAATAGTCCCTGCCACTCAATATTATAGTTAGTAAGGCACATAAGTTGTATCTTACTTACAATATCACTTGGTATGAAGAGTTTTGCTCTAATGTATTCAAGTTCTTTAGTGAATAAGTTTTCACCCTGGTACCTAGCTTCTACTTTTGCTTCGTACCCTGCGTACTTTTTTGTGTTCATAGTAGCCGTTTTTTTCTTTTGTTTTTTCATAATACTGACTGTTTACGTAACTTACTGGTACTGATATATCTTCTGCTGAAATGTTTATACATGAAGCTATTTGGTCAAATTCTGCCACCACAGGTTTAGTACCTATAACATTGAATACAGCATCTTCTGGTGCTTCCATATCTATGGTTACATCTATAGTAGTGTCTTTAAACTCTATGGTAGTATCTGATAGTGACTCTATTGTATAAATACACTCCTTCCGTATACTTTCTATATCATTAGACGACAGGTTGGATATTATCTTATTTAACTGTTTACCTGTATAAGTATCTTCTAACCTGCCAACAACATGATAGTAATCTCCAACACCTGGTATAGACAGTTCAAATATGTGTTCTTTTTGTACAGGCTTATTATTATATGCTTGCATGAACTTACTAAGAGAGTCTGTAACAAATTGTGAGTAAAGTCTATACACCCCAACAGTATTTTGTGTCCTTATTATTGGATATAAGTTGATAGCAAGACTTTCAATCTTTGACTGCAACGAGTCTACTAATATATTTTCTATTGTAGCATTAAACTTTTCTTTCTCATGTGGTATATACAACCAATTATAGAATTTTCTTAGTATATCTCTAACCACAGTTCCCTGACACATGAGCCCTGCATTACGTCTAATAGTAGATACATGAGGATGTATAAACAAAGCACCATCACTTACTTCATAGTACTTAAATCTGGACCTATTTATGCTTATTGTAATATCACGTATGTTAAGTGCAGCAACATATTTCTCGAGGCTTGAGTAAAGAAACACAATAGGCATATGTATAGTTACAAACATGTCATGCAGTGTATAGGTAGCAGTAGTTTCGACATCTATCATTTCAACAGAAGGGAAATATACTATAATATCTATGACACCAGAACCTCTGTGAGTATGGATATCAACTCTTTCCTCACCAAAGATGTCATAAAATACTTTCCGGGTCATATCAGTAAGTATATCCATTATTCTATCTACCATTTCATCCTTAGTAAGTAACTCAGGCTGAGGAGTATTGTTTGTCTGTTCCATTGTTAATGAATTTAAGGTTAGATAAGAAAAGGGGGTATATTTCTATACCCCCTTTCAGATGACAGAAACTATTTAATCCCCGAATCAACTTTCTTTGGACTCATGTAGATTTTAATCTCAGCTTCATTGCTAAGAGGACTCGATGGACCAAGTTCTCTAATACCATGAGAATCCTTCAGAAAGAATGTGACCTTGCTGGCCAGTTCATCATCCAGAATATCATTTTCTTTCAGCTGATTGAGAAATCCTGCAAGAGTAGCTGCTTCAGTCTGTACCATCTGTGTACTTAAGTTGGTCGTGTTGACCAGTTTTACTGTTACCATAGTTTGTTTGTTTTTGGTTTTACAATATTATCTTTTAACAAAATTGCAATGTATACTCCCGGGTTTTCTTTTGATATAGTACTATACATACCATTTATTTCATAAGGCATGGGCAGCATCTCCTCTACATTATCATCCTCTATCCATCCATTCCTTACTATAAGGTCTTGTACAGTCTGTACCATATTCACCCAGTCATACTTTTGTTTTGTCTTTCTTGCGAAATGTATTCTAATTACAATAGGTTTCTCCAGAGAGATTGCTGTCTCTCTGAATTGTGCAATAAGACTTTCATCATCCCATAAATGTTTTGTAGCCTTCAGATAAGTAGCTAAAGCTTTAGATGGAAAACTAGATGCTCTCCTGTTCTTGGATATTATCCTGCTATTCTTACCTGATGGAACACTTCCGGGGATAAAACATGAGAATAATACATCATTCATATACTTGATTTATTAAGTGATTGACTATATTCTTAGCAAAGTTAAATCCCATTCCCTTGATGCAGTCAGATATATCCTTAAGTTCCAATGCTATAGGCAATGCAATGTATGGTATGCTATACATATTGCTAAACTTCTTCGCATTCTCAAGTCCTGTTGTATCATTATCCCAGAAGATTAGCAATCTTTTGAACCTTTGCATTTGCTTATGCATATACTTCTCAGGTAGCCATGTAGTTTCACTCACTGTAGCAATAGCCACATATCCAAGTTCATAAAGGCACATTACATCTTTGAGAGATTTAGTCACAATCAGTAAGTCACCTGACTTAGGAAGCACTCCTTCACCCTGTACTACATCTCCTCCATTGCTGAACCATTTATATTCAGACTTTGGCTGATATATCTTTCTTCTGAATATGTCCTCATCCCAGTAATATTCATAGCTGTAAGCAAGCTTATCAGCTTTATGCATCTTGCCATTTATCCAGAAGTGGGTAATAGGTTTAACACCAAATAACTTTAGTGTGTTGATAGGTATTCTGTAATTTCCATACCAATAGTCATAGTCATCCTTATTAAATTCCCTACTCTTTATCTGTATGACTGTGGTATTTCTATACTTAATACTACCAGACCCATTACCATTAAGATATATACTGGGATTTATAACTCTCTTTGAATACTCAGGAAAGCTATGTATTAATCCCAGGGAGAAATCTTCATTAATCTTCTCCAGAGCCTGGCTATATGTAAGGTTAAATTTGGCCATCACATAGCCAATAGCTCTGAAGGATTCTCCTGTGCCAAAGTCCTTATATAAAGGTCTTCCGCCAATATCTGATATAACACAGCTGGGGTTCTTATCTTCTCTAAACTCACTATGAAATTTTCTGTTTAGCTGTTTAAAAGGCTCACAGTATTTAGCGAATATATCATATTCACTAATGTGCAAAAGAACTTGTTCATAGGTGAGCTCTCCATTGAAACCCCACTCCATACTATTCAGATTTTAGAATGCAGCATTATCAAGTTCCTCTTTAGAGATATCAGGTTTAGTGTCTTCATCAGGTTCTGCTCCTTCTACAACATCAAACCTGGGATTGATTGCCAGGATGGACTGCTCAGGAGGTACTGTTGCAAGTTCAAAGATGGGTGAATAAGATGGTAAGGTAGGATAACCATTTGCATTGAGTACAACTTTAATCCTGAGCTCTTTCTTATCCCAGCCAGGGGTCTTCTTGATGTCAGTGATAATCTTATTACAGAATTCTTCAAAGGTTTTAACACCTGTAATCTTATAATCTTCACCAAGGAATTTGGTAGTAAGATTTTTAGCAACAGCATTAATTTTCCTTTGAGCTGCTTCAAGAGCTTTCTCATCTTTAATCCTCTCATCAATCTTAGGTTCATAGTACCTACGTGATGCTGTAGCATTATTAGCATCTCTTACTTCAATCTCAAGATAAGCATTAGCTCCATCTTTGGCAGGCACAAAGCGTATATCTTTGATAAACCTGCCTGTGCTAATAGCTGTCTTAGGAGTTACCTTAATGAAACTTTTACCTTCGCTTGTTTTATCATCAAAACCGTACATAGTAATTTATTTTAGTGATTTAACATTTAATTTATTTAACATTCTCAGTATCAGCGTTATAAATGTCATCCGTACTTTTGTAAGGACTTTCTACATTAGCAGTTGAAGTAGGTTCTTCAGGATTTGGTACATCAAATACAAATTCAGCATTTCTCTTGCTTGGAAACACACCTTTAAGAACTCCAGACCTTTTCAAGGCAGCCATATCTGATGCGCTAAGTCCCAATGCCTTAGCTACTTCTTTCCTAGTATAGCCTTCTTCACGAATGAGCCTGATAATTTCAGACACTCTAATTTGTTTTTTTTCGCTCATAGTTGTTTTAATTTATGTATTATTTAATGTTGTAATATTCACGCATAGTCTTATCTACCAGAGATAAACTATTAGGTATTCTAAAGTTATCAAACATCAAAAGAGCAGTCTTACCTGTTGACCTGTTAGCTTGAGTTTCAAAGTAATACTTATGTTCTCCATCACTACCTCTATCTACTGCTGTGAAGAGAACATTAGTCATCTTACTTTCCAGCTTAATTCTTTCAAGTTTTCGTCCATTTGTCAACAAGCATTTAGACTCATTACCATCAACATCAGTGTATAAAGTTACATGTCCTACAAAGTATACAATCACATCAGGGCGCATCTCATGATTGACAAAGCTTATGAGAGTATATATATCTCTTGCCAGGTCCATCCACTTATCATAAGTGGCTTTTTTAAACTCAAGCATTTCCTTGTCATTCATAATAGCATTCACAGTGTCAATCACCACAGATTTAATTTTCTCACCCTTATGTACTTTCTCAAGTATAGCCAGTACCACATCTGAGTCAGACGTTAGTATCTGGCTTTTACCTACAGGAAATATAGGTCTTGGGAATGAGGGTGGCTTCTTGTCACAGTTTATCCACAATGTTGTCTCAGGGTCCATACCTTTATATTCTGACATGTCCCATTGACCATCAGGTAATTTCTTTGGTGCATAAGTGCCGTCAGGATTTATAGCCAGACAGGTGCTCTTTCCTGTACCGCTTATACCCAAAATTCCAACTGAAATACCCATGTTACCTCCTATTTATTTAGTTATTACTATTCTCTTTTCAATCTTTTGATAAACCTCATCAGTCATTTGTTCAGCTGGAGGAAGTTCTTTAAAATAGTTCACTGCCCCATCAAAGTATAGAGATGTCTCGCAAGGCTCTCCATTCCTGTCAAATTCAACAGCAAGTCTTCTGTAGCTATCTTTAAGTCTGGTAATATCATAGTTCAGGTATCTACGTATCTTATGTCTAAATGGAGAGTATAGAGTAAGCATAATATCAACATCTTTTGAAGTGGCTTTATAATCAGCAAGACCATCTGCTGATGGTTCAAGTCTATCCATTTTGATAGATTCATTAGACTCTTTAGTTAGAGCTTGCTGCTGTACAATAACAGGTATACCACCCCATAGATTTCTTACTCTAATCATATACTCTGATGAGAACTTCTCAATAGTTTCATATAGTGTAGCTTTCTTTTCACTTCTTAATAAATTCACATTATCAATGATGATGATAGTAAATAAATCCTTATCATCTGGTATATATCTATCAATAGTATCTATCTGCTTCTTCTCACCACTATCTTCAGTTATCCATACTTTCTTATACTCATAGTGGCCTCTCTGTTCAAAATAAGAACGCAGATATTTATATATACCGAAAGGATTTCTTATATCATCAATAAATTCAACAACAGATTCAAACTTTTCAAACCAGGGCTTATCTTCTTCTATAAGTCGCAGCATATCATCAGGTAAGATATCTGTACTATACAAGCTTTCAAGTCTTCTTACTGTATATCTTATATTATGCTTCATATACATCCTGTGAACTATAGCTTGTTTCATCTTTAACTCTTTACTCATCTCAAGGGAGAAGTAAAGAATCTTAACCTTGATATTAGTTTGATGAGTGAGCACAAACTCAACAGGAGAAAGCATAAACATAAAATCAGTAATCTGACTTTTACCTGCCTTCTGATTTGCTGTGACAAGGTAGTAAGTACCCTTCTGTATGCCTGGCACAAAGTTACTAAACCTGGGGAAAGGGAAGGGTATAGTTATATCATATCCCTGTTCTCTCAGGATTTTATTCTCTCTGATTTTCTCTACCACTCTGGTAAAGACAGAGCTCTCACGCTGTGTTTCTTGTGAAGTCATCTTCTGTAGGGTCTTCTGTTAGATACTTAGATGCATCAATCTCCCACCTTTTCTGATTGATATAAGTTTCTATGTTGTTCATATACTTAATATCACCAGATTCCACACGAGCTCTAAGCACTTTCATAACAAACTCATGGTCTTTAGCTTTCTTGACTTTGGCAATATACTTATCCCTTGCTCTCTTGTAGTTCTCAGAGTTCTTAGTAGCTGCCCTGAGCATCCTACCATCAGGTGTTTTGATTGGAAAAGCTTCAAAGAACTCATCAAACTGCCTTTCAAGCACTTCTCTTCCCTCGAACATATCTATTGCATCTTGTCTTAATACAAAGTCAAGACTTTCTCCTCCTATGATTTTGATGTATCCCTCTCTCTCAAGAGTCTTTAGCATGATGGAGTCAGTTACACATTTAAGAGCTACTTTTGGCCCATGGTAGTATGCTATTAGCAGGGTAACATACTCCTGTAATAGCATACCACGAGCCTGGTATTTTAAGTAGTCTTGTATGTCTAGTTCTACCTTAGCCATGATTGTGTTTTTGCGGTTAGACATTATACTTGTCCAATATAGAGTTCACTTCTTTTCTTGTAAAGTAATCAATGTTTTTACGGTAATAATACATAACTCTTTTGTAATATGCGGGCTTAGTTCCCATACCATTCCATATAATACAAGCTTTGCGTATTGACAGCTCTTTATTCTTTGATAGCATTACTATACGAAATATATTAACAGATAGTGTGCTATCAAATCTGTCATTAAGCGCAAAGATAATAGAGTCCTGTATGTGGTTTACTTCCTTAATCATAACAGGTCTGATATGAAGTACACCACCAGAGTTCTCACAGGCAAGGTAGCTATCATGCTTACCAAGACTTTCTGTCATTACAAATGAGTATGTCATGGCATGTAGATGTGCATTATACATTGCCTGGGTAAGTTCTCTATCAACTTGCTTATAGATGGTAATATTCTCATGCAGTACAGGAGAATATCCAATACTGCAGGGAACTAACATCAATATAATTAAAATCAAATGTTTCATAATCTAAAGTATTAGGTTAAACTTAAGGTGTATCATACCCCATCTGTTTAATCTTCATACTCTCATAGTCTTCAATATCCTCTAATCCAGGGTCTTGCTGAAGATAAAACTGTGGGTCATCCTCTGGACTAAATCCAAGAGAATAAAGTTCAGCCTGCTCGTCGAGTAATGCATCGAGCAGCTCATCAGATGAAATCATATCAGGTGTGTTCATTCTTTTTTGTTTTTGTTATTTTTACCTGTCCAAAATTCCAATATGTTATTACAAGATTCACGCTTTTTACTTGTACTTGATATAGCAGCTTTATTAGTCACTGCATCATAGTACATAGTAAACTCTCCATCATCACCCATATAGAAAGGAGTATCCTTTACATCAATATTCAACTGCTCAATAGCAAGATTATCAAATGCAACAACATCAATGTTAAAGGTATAAATAGGTGATTCAAAGAAGTGCATAGCTTCTTCACATATCACATTAAAATCTCCCAGCGAGTTATAGTATGTCACTCCTCTTCCCTTTCTCTTATATCCAAGTATTACAATCTTAAGAGGATAAGGAGCTGTGATGCTTAAGTTAAACACATTCTGCCAGTCTGTGATACCAAGCACTGTGTGTATTACTACATTGGGAGATATTCTCATCAAGGTAACAATATCAGACAGATAAGGATATTCAGTAAGAGATACTCCAATACCATGTATCAACTGTTCATTAACAAGTTGTTTGAGTACATCAAGATTCTCAGAGATATGTATAGCATTGATAGTAATGTTACATATGAATCCCTTCTCTTTAGCAAACTTTAAGAACTCAACAAGCTGAGGATATTCAAATGGATTACCTCCCCCTATGGCCAGCTCAATACCAGCAGGCAGCCCTTCCAGTGCTTCCTTTAACTTGTTAAAGTCAGCATGCTTACCATCAACAAGAGAGCCTTCATGGCAGAACTCACATTCAGCATTACATCTGTTGGTAATCTTAAGGTCAATAGATTCAGGGAATGCAACATGCTCACCTCTACCCATATTCTTTCTTATCTTTGTACCTGTGTCATAAATAGTGATATGATAATCTCCATTTTGGTAATTGGCAAGTTTATTCATGGTTAATTACCTTTAACAAATATTACAGTTTCATTAGTATCTTTATATTTTTCTATGCTGCTATCTATATCATCATAGTCATCATTGTCATTGCTGGTAATGATATAGCCAACTCTAAGATATCTTTCCAGCAGCTTGTCATTTGTAGTGATAGCCTCCAGAAATTCCAGTGCTTCAAGGCTATGGTCCACAACACCAAAAGGACCTTCATATGTGTCTTCCTCTGGATTGTACAGACGTTCTTTTACTTCTTCACCAAATGTAACCTTTATACCAAACGTACTTTCCAGCTTATCTATAAAGTTTTCAACTGCTTTAATTTTTTCATTATCAGTATGATGATACATGCTATCCCATAGAATAATGAGAACATACTGTATCTTTGCCCCTATGGACGTTGAAGTACTGTGTTCCCAGCCAAAGTAGGCAGTATCATCAATGTGTACTTCCTTTGGAAGTTCTTTTGTGCTTACTATTGCAGGTATGACAATAGCATGCACACTTGAGCTGTTTGTTTCAAACAGTCTGGCTCTTAATGCTATGTGTTTCATGGTTTTGTAAATTTAGTTGAATAAACTCTTCTACTTCTTTCATTACATAATTAACAATAACAGGGTTAATAAGAATATCAACACCACTTTTAAGCGCATTATCTACCATCTTTATACTGTGTATGACAGTAGCATGGTGTTTACCAAATAAAAACCCAAGAGCTTTATAAGTTATACTTAGATTCATATTATATGTTTTATACTTATCAGTTAATGTCTTTACTATATAGAACACTATCTGTCTTGGTATAGCAATTTTTCTGCTTCTACTCGACTTATAAAGTTCTTTTGGTCTTAACCCATATTGCTTACATACAAGCGTTGTAGTCACATTAATAACATCAGTTACCTTGATAGTTGGTAGTGATGCTAACATCTCATTTACAGTAATGCACTCCCGTACGGTAGAACTTACCTTTTGTATCAGAGCATCAATCCTAACATCAGCTATATCAAAGCTGTAAGAGTATACTGGCCTATCTGTAACTATAAATACTTCTGCTTTCATAACCTGTTGTTTTTATACATTCTTTCCAGCATAATCAGCTTTTCTTCTTCTTCTCTATCCAGCATAAACACTTCTTCAACGTCATCAACAGTGTAGGTAGTATGGTACTTAGAGTTTATTATCTTTACAAGCTCTTCTGTAGTACTAACAGAAGAGCACTCTTGCTGTACTAATCTGATTAATACAGCAAGAGCTTTAAGCCCTTCTATATTCATATATGTTTTTATAGTTCTCTGAAAATGTAAATAAGAAACCCATCCGTGGGTTCAGATGATAAGTACTTGAACCCTCTTCTTTCTATCTCTGCAATCTCACCACCACCAAGGGGTTCATTGTAAGGTACTTCCAGCTTGTAAAATTTAAACTCTTTGCAGTATCTTAAACTATTGATACGCGAGTTTACTGAGTCTTCAATGTAATCCATAGTATAGTCAATTTCAGGTTCCATATACCACAAAGTTAATAATTAAATCGAAATTACAAAATCTGTTGTAACTCATTAAGGCTCTCTACCTTAACAATATCAACCTTTGCAGGGTCAATACTGTCAGCATTAAACACTGCATTAAGCAGCCAATTTTCTGACTGAGTCTCTTGAGGTACAACATAGATGATAGTAGCTACTTCATGTACAGGCAATCTATCAGTTCTCCCTGCCTTCTGACTTGCCTGCACTTCAGAGCCATTGAAACTTTCCATGATGGCAAACCTTGGACTTTTAAGGTTTACTCCCATAGCAAGAGAAGAACAGCTTGCCAATACTTTAATCCTATCTTCATTAAAATCCTGTATTCTCTTGATATTTACATCCTTAGGATTCTTAGAGTGTACTGTAGGTACACCTATTCTTTCTGCCTGGCTTATTAACTCAGAGAATACAAGGGTTTTAGCTGTAGGATATTTCTCTTCTATCATACGCAGTATTTGTCTTGTGTAGTGCAGTGAAGATGTAAGAGAGTTAAGAAATTCTCTTCTTGCTTTAACTGCATATACATAAGCATAAGCCTTCTTTCTTGCTTCTGCGGGAGCTTCAGGATTGTTAATAAGAGTAAAGGCTGTTCCAAGCACATCAAATCCATTTGTAAAGGGCAACATGTCAGCCTTAGCTTCATTAACCTTGTCTGTAAGGTATTCATATTGCCTTAACTCCCCTGTACTCCATGATTTCTTTGCAGTGGTTACTTTGACAAATACATTGTTAGATAGTGCATAAGAGAAAATAATATACCTTCTCTTATTGATAATCCCATCAATAGCAGCGTCAATATACTTATACACAATAGGGCAATATCTGGCATACATAGCAGCTTTATCTGGCTTGCTATTATCTGGTGTACCCGTAAGTCCTATGATAGGTATGCCAAGACGGCTCATATTCTCTATCAAAGTACCATATTCAGGAGTCATAGCAGTATGAATCTCATCAACAATGAGCATATCATATTGAGACAGTTCTGCAGGAGTCCACTTGTATGCAGTTTGTATATTACAGATTGTAAATCTTGTGTCAGTGCGCACTTTAGATAGCTCATCATTCCACTCTTTAGCAATAGCAGTACGTGGCGATACAACCAGAACATTCTTTTTCTGAGCTTTTGAAGCTGCAAGAATGCCTACTCTGGTCTTGCCAAAGCCTGTATTTGCTACAATAGTTCCATTAAATCCAAATTTAGCAAGCCTGTTGACAGCCTCTTGTTGAAGTTCTTCACGAGTTTTCATATTGGGACAAATGTTATAACTAAACTCTATTAAGCCAATCACCTAGTAATTTAAAATCACATTCTGATAATTTGTCTACTCCATCCATAGACCACATTTTTCTAAATTCTTCAGGGTCAAACCATTCAATTTTATTCTCATTTTCTTCAGGATTAATCCTTTCATTTTTATTCTCATCTTCATTGATGCTGTTAATTTCGCTTTTCATAGTAGTAAATTTAATTGATTTTAAATTAAATTTTTCTATAACAACGGGAATTGATTTTACTTCTCCCAATAGTTAGAAATTTTAATGTCTACCTTAACAGGTATAGATGTAATAACTTCCTTTGCTGCACTTATCATAATCTCCTGTAATCTATCTGCCCATAGCTGAGCATAGTCTTCTCTTACCTCGTATTGAAGTTCATCATACACGCTCATTATCAGATGTGCTGGTATATTATGTTCTTCTATATACCTATCGGCAAGAATAATAGCACGCTTTAATATATCAGCACTACTACCCTGTACAGGAGTATTCTTGGATTCTCTTTCTATAGATGAGAGATTAATATGGTCTTGCTTAGTTAAAGACTTGCTTGTCTTATACTTAGCATACTCTTCTCTCCAATCAGAGAACCATCTTATCCTTCCATAGGGTTGTGATGTTCTGATAAATCCTCTTAGCTTACCCAATTCTCCTATGTAGTCAAGGAATTGCTTTACTCTTGGTACTAAGGAGAAGAAAGTATTGATGAATCTATCAGCATCATCTACAGGGATATTCAGGATAGTAGCAATTTTATGCTTGGAAGCACCATAGACTAGTGCAAAGTCTATAGTCTTCTGAGCATCCCTGTATGTGATAGAAGGATTAAAGGGCAAAGGCTTTCTTACATCTATGATAGGAATGTTGAAGGTCATAGCACATAACTTGGAATGTAAGTCTTCTTCCTTGTTAAATACTTCAAGCCACAGAGGGTCTTGACTAAACTGTGCTATTAGTCTTAACTCAATGTTAGAAAAGTCACCACCAACAATCTTATACCCTGGAGCAGCTATAAAGCAACTTCTTATTACCTTGCCTAGTTCTCCTTTCCTTGGAATATTGTTGATATTAGGATTCTCAGTACTTATTCTTCCTGCAGCAAGTATTTGCCATATGTTTGTATGTACACGCTGAGTAACAGGATTTATATATTCAAGAAAGGACTTGCCAAAAGAGCTGTTTAGCTTACCCCATTCACTATATTGAAGTAACTTAGGAATAATAGGGTGCTTGCTCTGTAGCAATCTTAACTCATTACTATCTGTGGAAGTAACATTTATTCCTAACATCTTGAGTAACTCAAGCTTCTGCTTAGAGGAACTCCAATTTATAGTTACTTTTCTCTCAGCTACATTTGAGGAAAATAAATCAAGTTGCTGTGCTGGTTTTATAAACTTATTAAGCTTGGGATTTACTTTTGCCTGCTCTATGACTATATCATCCAGCCCTTTCTCTATTGAACTTACCTTATCCTGTATAGTCTTAATCACTTCATTCCATCGTGGTATATCTATTAATACACCATGATATTCCATCTTTGCATAGGCAATAGTAACTTCATTTTCAAGTTCAAGAATCCTATCAAGCTTGAAGTTCTTTATCAGTAAAAGCTGCTTATCTCTTATATCATGCAAGAATCTTACATCATAAGCAGCATAGAGAATAGTAGATTCTACTAATCCCTTGAATCTCATCTTGCCTCTTTCTTCTTTACTCAGGTCTATATCAAGATAGTTCTTACATAAAGCTTTGAGACTTAGCTCTCTACTATCTTTATCATAACCTGTAGTAAGAATACACTCAGCAAGAAACGTATCATATACTTTACGTATATGTATATTATGGTGTAACAGAAATCTCAAATCAAATTTAGCGTTATGGAATATAAAGGTCTTATCTTTATCTTCCAACAGAGGTTTGAACTCCTCCAATTTTACTGAAGCATAATCAATTACGTATTGATTTTCAGGTGTACCCAATTGTATAGTTTGAAGTATACCTGTGTATGGGTCCATTGATGTAGTTTCAGTATCTACTGCTATCAATGGATAAGTACTTAGATAGTCTATACACTGCTGTACTGTGCATAGGGTTATCTTATCACTATCTAAGTCAGCTCGTTGATTAGTTATTAAATATACCATATAGTTTAGATATTAAGTAAGGGAGGGCACTTATGTGCCACTCCCTTAAGTTGCTTCTAACGAGTAAAGTCAGTCTTTACAGCAGCTGCTTTGGCAGGCTGTGCAGTAGTAGTGCTACTGGGGTCATTACTGAGGAAGTCATCATCTTCAACAGACCCTTCAGGCACTACAATGACACGCCGATAGATTGGCTCACCATTGTGAGTCATAATGGCCCCAGTGGTAGGATTAATCTTGGCATCCTGCCCTTCATAGAAGGGTTGAGTAGATTCCTTGACAATCAGTTTAACTGGAGTAACCTTTTCAGAGAAGTCATCTCCTTCTTTGAGATTGTACTTCCTGATAAGGTTTTCCAGGTCTTTGACTCTACCACGCACACCTGCCACCCTCTTATCCTGAGTGAGAAATCCCGAATCATTCAGCTTCATGCCTTCATAACGAAGCGGGATAATCCCAAATTCAGGATTGTTCGGAGATACAGCAATCAGACTGTCATGTCCCTGAGCTTTGAAAATTACAGCTTTCATAGTACTAGAGTTTAAAAGATTATATAAAAATATGCAGGTCTTTATTTATAGACGCGACCTGCTTTACGTCATATATCTTAATGGCCTTTCTTAAGCTTCTTAAGAAGAGCCTTTTCTTCAGGGGTCTTTATAAACACCTCCCTATCTATTTCTATCTTAGGAGGTCTTATGCCTGCTCGTACCATCATATCATCATCCATGGTATCTACAGGCTTATATAACGACCCACCACATATATTTTTTCTCATGGCTATAAAATTTTAGGATTAAGCGTATTGTAACAGCACTCTCATCACAGGCAACTCTGATGCTTCAAACTCTATGGGAGTTCCTGCGAGGAACTCTTCCTTGAAGTTATTAACTATCAGGGGCATTCTGTGATGATACTTACTTACCTGCCAATTAGCTGGTATAGTTATTAAGGCAAACTCATTTTGCCTGCTATATATACCACCAAGCAGTAGATTAGAGTCAGGTAAGGAGAATCTCACCTTACCTTCATAGAAGCTATCTACCTCCAGGATACACCTATTGGAAGATATGGGTCTCCAGATATTGCCAAGTTTTTCAAACCTGGCATTATAAATTCTTCCATTGTCAAACCCAAACTTCATAGTGATAGGTCCATTGGGAGTATATACAGTGGTGAGAGTACCTGGTACAACAGGTACTCCCCCCTTAGAAGTTCTTCCGCACATGTTACATCAAATCTTCTGCGTCGAACTTAGTACTGATAATCCCATATTGAAAAGCTGTATATATAGCTTCATATGTGGTCAGCTTTTCTGCCAGAGCCTTGAGTATCTGGGACTTTATAGGACAGTTAAACATTAAATCAGCTAGCAGCCCAGCGAGCTCAGCATTTTTCTCTTTTGATATACCCATTGACTCAGTTAAAGAGTCAGTGTCGGGTAAATTCTGTTTTTTAGATTCCATAGATTCCATAATTACAAGTTTTTAAAGGTTATTAATTAAGGACAACTAGGAATCAAGCTTTAATGACAGTATGTATGTCATCTTCAGTGTATCCAGGGTACATAGTTACCCACATACCCCTGCATGTATGCAGGAAGGAATCATCTTTATCACACTGATACTTAGTACCAATGTGCTTACCTTCCTTGTTCAGATAGAATTCAACTGCAAGTACTTCCCCTGGTCTGGAGAATCTTGCAAATTCTTTTTTAAAAAATTCCATATCTACATTATTCATAGGTATTATACTAACCAGATTTTGTTATAACAGCCTGATAGGTAATCTGGTTAGATTTATATAACCTATCAGGCTGAAAATTTAGGTATATTACTTAGGCATATCACCAATTTCATCCAGGTATTCTGATGCCTCAGAAGATA